TAAAAATGAAAAAAAAAATCTCACTATATACTATAATCATAAAATGGGTGGTGGTTTAATGCAATTAGTAGCCTATGGTGCTCAAGATATTTATCTTACAGGTAATCCTCAAATTACCTTCTTTAAAGTTGTCTATAGAAGGCACACAAACTTCGCAATCGAAGCAATTGAACAAACATTTACAGGATCAGTTGATTTTGGTAGAAAGATTTCATGCACTGTTGATAGAAATGGTGATTTAGTGCACAAAATGTACTTAGAAGTAGATATGAGTGTTGGAAACATTAATGATGATGGCGTAACAAACGCATGTACCCAAGGTGTTAGTTATTGTAATAGGCTTGGACATGCTCTTATTAGAGAAGTATCGGTCGAAATAGGAGGACAATGTATGGATACCCATTATGGTGAATGGTTAGAGCTCTGGTCTCAGCTCACCATGACTGATGAAGAACTCTCGAAATTACGCAGACTTATTGATGGTAATATCAGAGATACAGCACATGTTGGAAGCGTTGGTGCTAGTAATGTAAATAATACTGATAGAAGAAAGTTATACATTCCTCTTCAATTCTGGTTTAACCGAAACCCCGGACTAGCACTTCCACTTATTGCGCTGCAATATCACGAAGTTAAGATTAATGTATTTTTAGAGGATTTGAATAGTGTTGGAATAGCCACTACATCCAAAGCCCAAATTCACCAAATATGTTTATTCTGTGACTACATTTTCTTAGACACTGATGAGAGGCGTCGATTCGCCCAAGTTTCACATGAGTATCTAATTGAGCAAGTTCAATTTAATAATATCACATCTGTACCAGCAAAGGAGGCATGTGCGAATGTAGAACTTCGATTCAACCATCCATGTAAAGAGCTTATATGGACAGCTCAGCCCCAGATAAATGGGAAAACTTCAGGTATACGTACAAATCCATTTGATTTTTCTAGACAAGATGTAACAGTACCAACAAAATCATCTTCTCAAAATGGAATTGCACAGGGATTAGACTCCGTACTTAAGGCTAAACTCCAATTAAATGGACATGACCGTTTTAGAGAAAGAGAAGGTACATATTTCAGATGTGTTCAACCATTCCAACATCACATTGGAGGGCATTTACAGGGTGGTTCTTACACGGCTGGTAGTGACAGTGAAGATAATGGTTTCTTCTATAATTATTCATTCGCTCTTAAACCAGAGGAACACCAACCATCTGGAACATGTAACTTTTCCAGAATTGATAACGCAACTTTACAATTAAATCTCTCTGTTGTTGATACAGAAAGTGCCGTAGACAGATTTGTAAAAGTTTGGGCTACAAGTTATAATGTCCTTAGAGTTATGTCTGGGATGGGTGGCCTTGCCTACTCTAACTAAGCTATTAGTTTTAATATAAATAATAAAATATATTTTTATATTAATACTATGGGAGGAGGATTAATACAATTAGTTGCATATGGTGCTCAAGACGTTTATTTGACAGGTAATCCTCAAATTACCTTTTTTAAGGCAGTTTATAAAAGATACACTAACTTCGCATTAGAGCGGTTTGAACAGTATGGTATAGGGACAGTTAATTGGGGTAATAAAATCACATTTAATATAGAAAGGAAAGCCGATTTACTTGGTAAGAGTTACATTGAATTCATTCTAGAATTTGTCGCCAAAGATGATAATAATAATGATGTAAAATTATCATTTGATGAAATCAGAAAACAACTTATTCAAGATAAAACTAAAAATAATTTATCAAAATCACTTGGATATAGCTTTATTGATTATATTGATATAGACATCGGGGGGACTATAGTAGATACACACACAGGTCATTGGCTTGCAATTAAAAATGAATTAAATAACTCATTTAATAATCAAATAAATAATATGTTACTTACCAACGGATTTTATAGAGCAGGAGATGTAAGCCCCAATGCTATATATATATCAATTCCATTACAATTTTGGTTTAATAATAATCCTGGAATGTATTTACCACTTGTTGCATTACAGTATCACGAGGTGAAAATAAATATTAAATTAAATAATCTTAACAACATACTACTTAACAATAATACAATTGATGGTACAAAATTGACAAGTATTAATATTATAGAAAGTAGTCTTTTTTGTGATTATATATATTTAGATACAGAAGAACGTCGTAAATTCGCACAAGTTTCACATGAATATCTAATAGAACAATTACAAATATTACCAGGGGAATTTTGTAATGTATCAAATAATATAGTATTAATACCTTTAGGGTTTAATCATCCAATAAAAGAAATTATATGGACTCTCCATCAAAAGGAAAATACCGATGTACTAGGCCCTTTATGGAGTGGAGAAAAAGACCGAATAAAATCAGCTAAAATTCAATTAAACGGGACAGATAGAATATCAGATACTCGTGGTATATATTTCCAAACAATGCAAAAAAATGTCCATACTGGGATTAATATGCATAATTTACTAATAGAATTAACTGGTATGATTCAAAAAACAATAATTCCATATAACGGTACAGCTGAAACGTCATTCCCAATAGCCGCACTTGACCCCTTTTTGTATTCATTTAGTCTTAAACCAGAAGAATTTCAACCATCTGGATCATGTAATTTTTCAAGATTAGATAACGCTGTATTGTCATTTACATTAAATCAAGATATACCTAATACTATTAATAGTGGTATAAATGTTAAATTATATGGTATAAATTATAATGTACTAAGAATTACAAGTGGGATGGGTGGATTAGCATATACAAATTAAATGGGTTATTGTATAGTAATGATATAAAGATTAATATATATTTTTATATTAGTATATGGGATCAGGTACATTAATACAATTAGTTGGATATGGTAGTCAAGATATTTACTTAACTGGCAACCCCCAAATTACTTTTTTTAAGCATGTTTACAAAAGACATACAAACTTTGCACAAGAAACAATTGATGAAGTTTTTGTGAATGATATTCGCATTAATAATGGCAATAATAGTACTATATATACACAAAATAAGCATAAATTAACGTGTATTCTATCTAACCCAGGGGATTTATTAGTACAAACATATTTAGAATTAGAATTAATCAAACCTCTTCAAAATGTAGACGGTGTTATACAAGTAGGGGAACTAGTAAAAAGACCAGGACATGCTATAATAGATAGTATTGAGATTGAGATTGGGGGGCAAATAATAGAAAAGCAATATGGAGAATGGATAGATATCTGGGCACAATTATCTAATACAAATAATTCATTTTTAAAATTAGAAAGAATGATTAACTGTTCTCTAGTCAAAAATACAGAAAAAGACGACACTAATAGAATACATAAGATGTTTATTCCCCTCCCATTCTTTTTTACAAAGCACCCGGGCCTTGCCTTACCTTTAACATCATTATATTATAATGATGTTAAGATACACGTAACGCTGAATGTAGATACTTCTATTATGAAATTTCCACTTGATCAACTACATACAAGGCCTCGAATAAATAAGGCACATCTTATATGTGACTATATTTTCCTAGATATAGAAGAACATCGCGCATTTAGAAAATTATCCAGAGAATATTTAATAGAGCAAGTACAGTTCTCGGGAAATAAAGTATTTCCCAAAATAGCACAAATAGCAAATATAAGATTAAAGTTTAACCACCCATGTAAAGAATTAGTATGGATCTGTCAGGATAGTTCACATATATTACCAGCAACTGATAAATACATGCCATTTTGTTATAACAAGGGTAATAGCGGAGGAGATTTGATAAATTCTGTTAACCTGCTTTTTAATAACAATTTACGATTTAGAGAAAGAGAAGCAACATTATTTAGAACATTACAGTCATATCAGCATCATATTGGTGGATTTGATAATAATGTTATTAATGAAATGGAAAAAGGATTTATATACAGCTATTCTTTTAGTTTAAACCCGGAAGAATATAATCCGTCTGGTACATGTAACTTCTCGCGAATAGACGACCCTATATTATCCTTAAAATTGAATAATTCTATCGGAGATACAAAATCTATACGCGTATATGCTCTAAGCTATAATATATTTAAAGTTTCGAATGGGATGGGTGCTCTAGTATATGTAAATTAAAAAGATACAAACAGGCTCAGTATATTTATAATGCTTAATATTTGGTTTATTATACTTATCTAAAATATAATTAGCAGTTATTTTACCACTTTCTATAGCGCCCCCATTGACCATATATTGGTAGTAGTTATTAATATATTAATATATTAATATATTATGAATCATTCAGCTCATCGACTCAAAATACCCAATAAAAATAAATCGAATCATCACATGAAAATACCCAATGGTAATGGATCAAATCCTTGTACTGATACATTAACTAATATAGAATATTTAGAACATATGATACCCCATCATCAAGTAGCTATAGATATGTCTAATTTATTAGCTAAAACGTCACAAAATCCGTCGATGCTTCATATTTGTAGAGATATTACAAGAAAACAAAGTTATGAAATATGGGAGATGACAATGATGAAACAGAATTTAACAGATTCTATGTTTAGTAGTGCAAAATGGTCAATAGATAATAAATCTACCACACTTGATAGATATAATCCTATTATGTCTAAATCCAAAGATGGAAATTGTAATCCTTTATTTTTTAAACCGAATGATCACTCGAAAATGATGAATAATATGGAAATAACTGATATAAATTATTTAGAACATATGATACCCCATCATCAAGTCGCAATAGATATGAGCAGACGTTTATTGCTTCACACCAATAATTCGTATTTATTAGTTTTTTGTAGAAAACTAATAATAGACCAACAAAGTGAAATATTTTTAATGAATAATCTATTAAAGAATTCATATAATTATAAAAGCAAATTATTTAATATAAGATGATGACAAATAAACCTAGATATATATGCAATATAATAAGATTGTAAATCCCCTAACAGGAAGAAAAGTCAATGTTACTTCAAAATTAGAGTTTGTTTTATTTTAAAAATTCTTTTTAATTCAGCATGTATAAAATGAAAAGTAAGATGGTCTCGTCGAGGACATATTATACAATAAATTTGATAACTTTTAATTTTAAAGCATAAATAAAAATATAAATGGGTAATAGATATGAGATTATTAGAGGGGACTTATTATATAAAACTGTTCATACTATATATAATGATGTACAGTCTGAATTATCATTTTCAGAAATTAATATAGCGCTAAGATATAGTCATCCAGATATTGTTATATGGCTATTTAGAAACGACTATAAAAATATTAAAGAATTTGATAGTACATTTAACGTTAAAAGTACTATTACATTTGATATATTAGATAAAGCTATTAAAAAATACTGTACTTTAGTAAATCAAAACCTCGAAGAGTATACAAAAAACATATATAATATACGAGATATAAAAACTGAAACTGATATTGAAAAAACCGAACGAGAAAAAAACAAAGAATTAATACAAGATCAGAATAATAATTGTTTAATACTTCGACTCTCGTGTATTAACACCGCTTGTCTATTTGTAATTTTATTATTATTCATTTGAAATTCAAATGATCCGGTATAACAAAATGTTTTTACTATTCTTTTTACAGCTTATTATAAATATAAACTAATGTATCAATGAACAATTACCATAGAACCATATTTTAGTGAATCGCGTAGCCATTGATTAATTTATATAAATTTATTTGTCTATATTATGAAACTTAAGGATTTTCATATTGTTTATATTAATCTAGATAATAGGAAAGACCGTAAAAAACACGTTGAGAAACAGTTTAAACACACTAATATTATACCTCAACGGGTATCAGCTGTGTATGGTAAAAACCTATATAATGATAGTTATCGAAAGGAGGTCGCAAAAAGTGTTGGTATTGATGCGGAAAAATTGCGCCCAGAGAGATTTTTCAATCGTAGTAATTTTAAAACAATGGTGAAAGACAAAGACTCAATTCTTGGTAAAGTAGGGTGCTTTTTGAGTCACATGAAAGTTATGAAAATGGCCATGGATAATAAATGGGAAAAAGTATTTGTATTAGAAGATGATTTTCTTTTATTAAAAGATGCGTATAAACAAGATTTCCAATTACCACTCGATGCGGATATTACTTATTTTGGTGGAATGTTTTGGCATTTAGATAAACAACCACCACCAGTAGATGATAATTGGATTAAAATTGACCCAGATAGACTTAAATTAGTATGTACATACAGTTATTCTGTTAATAAGCAATCTGTAATAAAAGATATATATAATGTATGCAAAAGTGCATTTAATGATGGGAAAGGATATGATAAACACCCGGATTGGCGACGCGGTGAGATAAAATTAAGAGCACAGGCAATGGACTTTGTCTATATTAATCATTTTCAAAAGAATGGGACCTGTTATGTAATTAATCCTGTATTATTTACTCATTACGAGGACCTAGAGTCGAATATATCAGCACATATTGGAAGTGCGACGGGTAAATGGAAGCATTCGTATTTATATCATCCAAGCCAAGTTAAAGTATTAAAACAAACACTGGGAGAACAACGTGGGGGTAGATCATACCAATATATAATTGATCCAAAAACATATAGAATAATTGATATTAGATCTAATGATGCGCATGAAATTATGTACAAGTATATTAATTACTTAAATACAATAAATTAGTATTAATTTAAAATAATATGTTATTATCAAAATCACGTTTATTTTTAAACAAGGTCTCTACCAAAGATAGACTTGAACAACTTGTGACAGAGATTGTTTCATATTTTAATAAAACTTTTCAATTTAACGTAAATCAAAAAGTAATGAATAAACTACTTTTTGATTGCGAAATAGGTGGGAAAAATATACAAAAGATGATATATATTAACAAGGATATTACATGGGAAACAAAATATATTGCTTTGTCAAATACAGAACGTTTCAAACTTGTATATTATTCAGTACATACAGTACTAAAGCCATTAAATATTAACAATATATCCAATATGGAGCTTTTTACACTTATATGCTATAAATCGGTGTATAATAACAGATTGAAAAGTATAATGGGTAATATACTGATGTCCAAATTTCACAAAGATATATACATCCAAGATATATACGATAAATATATAAATATTTAAAATAAAAAATTGATATGATTTATATATCTGTTTATTTTAATTAATAATGTATAGAAGAATCTTGCAGTCAAATCGATCTTCCAAATTTAATAGATATATTTGTAACTATACCTCATATACAGGCGGAGAGATTATTCACAATAAACTATTAGAAAAAGGTGTCACTGACTTATTTCTATATGGGGGAGGGGCTATCATGCCCGCAACAGACCCGTTATATAATAGTCCAATTAAAGTATGGATAAATACACATGAACAAAGCTTAGGTCACTCCGCGACTGGATATGCGAAATCTTCTGGGAAACCAGGTGTTTGTATGGTTACATCTGGACCAGGGTTGACTAATATGATTACACCAATGCTTGACGCTCATAATGACAGTACCCCCCTCATTGTATTCTCTGGGAACGTACCTATTAAAGCTATTGGAACTCAGGCATTTCAAGAATGCCCTGCGATTGAGATGACAAAACCGTTTACAAAATGGAGTACTGTTGTTGACGATGTACATAACTTACCATATATTATAGATAAAGCATTTCACATTGCAAATGATGGTAAAAAGGGGTGTGTACATATTGATTTACCTAAATGTATTTCATCTGGTATTTATACCGAGAAAAAAAGAATAAATACTTTTAAAAAGTCTATAAAAAAGTATTATGGTATAGATAAATCATCTATAGCAAAAACAGCTAGTATCATAAACGACGCAAAGAACCCTATTATAATTGTTGGGCAAGGATGTAACGAAGATTGGCATTTATTGCGAATATTTGCGGAAAAAGCAAATATTCCAATTACAACAACTATACACGCTGTTGGAATTTTCCCAGAAACAAATCCACTATCTTTAAAATTTCTAGGTATGCATGGTAATGCCTCTGCAAATATATCTGTCCAAAATGCAGATGTTATTATAAATATTGGCTCAAGGTTTGACGATAGAACAACTGGAAATGTAGAAAAGTATGCACCAAAGGCATATGAAGCATATAAAAATAAAACGGGTGGTATTATCCATGTAAATATTGAAATATCCGAAATAAATAAAAATATTAAAAGTCATTATAATTATCCCGTGCCATGTAGTAAGTTTTTAAAAACAATTTTACCTTTTATTAAAAACACAGATCGGTCTGAGTGGAGGAATCAAATACAGCAATGGGAAAATAAATACCCATTTGATACAAATACGACACCTAATAATAAAATAAATACGCAAATGGTTATTAAAGCTATAAATAATAGTCTCCCGCAAAAAAAAGATTGGAAGATAACCACTGGGGTTGGTAATCATCAAATGTGGGCTGCCCAATTTATTGATTATATTAAACCACGTAGTTTAATAACTTCCGGAAGCCTTGGGGTGATGGGTGCTGGGATAGGATATTCCATTGGCGCTCAAATAGCTAATCCAGACAGTTTAATTATAAATATTGATGGAGATGGCTCGTTTAATCATACTTTAAGCGAATTAAGAACTATTGCAAAGCATAAACTACCTATTAAAATTGCTGTTATGAATGATGGGGAAATGTCTATGGTAAAAACATGGGAAAAACTGTTTTATGAAGAAAGATATGTTGCAACCGAACTTTCTGGTAATCCGAATTATAAAACTCTAGCAGAATCATTTGGTATAAGATCACTCAAATGTTCTAAAAAATCAGAATTAAAAAAAACTGTATCTGATTTTATCAACTACCCAGGCCCTATATTATGCGAGTTTATTACAGAGTCTGATATGTGTTATCCACTTGTTTCGCCTGGAAAAAGTTTAGATAACATGTTGTTATACCAAGAAAGGCATATTCCAATAAAAATAGATAAAACGCAAGTTCCAAGTTAAGAAGACATAAAAAATATGTTATTCACATATATATTTTTTATATGAAAAAAATGACATTTGGTAACAAAATAGAGCCTTTAATATATATAAATCGCGGACTGACAGACATAGAAATAAGGAGAATTGCTCGTCATTTAACAAAACAGGATATTAGATTATTAGTTAATCTGCGATATGCACCAGACCCAATAAGATACGATAAGATGTTAAAAAAAGAGCTCCTAATCGAGCTTAAATATCCACGGTACGACTGATTTGAGTAGACGTTTAAACTTCAATGCTTGGTGGACGCTTTGTATGATGTATACAGGTATTAGTACATGTATTTTCGAGAGGAAATAGTTTAAAACATGTCTTTCATTGGTAATGAGGAATATTATCTAAAATACCCTTTGCATTTAATTTATCTCCTTGGGAGTAAAAACACAATCCCAAACAGAATATTATATGTTTAAACAATATATTATGCTGACTCTTTTTATATACTTCCGACCATGTTTGTGAATTTACTAAAGTTCCAATCATAACAATAAGAGATTTTTTGATTTCACTTGCCTGTATATTTGACCATTCCACATCCATTGTTAAATTATATAGCTCCGTGCGTATAATTGTTTCTATGTTATTAATCATATTATTTGTAAACCCATATTGTACAATATTTTCTTTATCCAATGGATCTTGTATGTTTTTAAACAAGGACTGTATGCTTTCTTGTATATTATCATGTAGCTTTCTTTTTACCTCATACCAATCTGTAAAGTTATTAAAAATAATTGTTGGTACTTTACCACCAAGCTTTATATTTCTTTTCGAAGATGTTCGTTCTCAATTTTAAATTCAATAATCGTTTTATCATATAAAACCTTCGAACATAATGCGAGTTTATCCATTACACATTTAATATTGTGCAATAAATATTTAATCAAATTTATAATATATTCAGAATAGAAAGATTCCATTTAGGATTGTTCTATGTTACAGTTATTACAATCAATTGATATAAAATTAAGCATATCACATTTACATATATTTTTACATTTACTACATTTGAAAAAAGTTATATCTGCGATAACCCCATAATAATTATTATCATAATGACCTATTTCAGCCATTAATAAATTATATATTATACTTGAAATTTCGGTGTCTGTAACCGTATATATTTTATCCCATAAACCACATGAAATAAGCGATTGTATAGATATATTAACTTTATTTATAAGTTCATTAGATTTTGCCATAGACCATTTTTCATTACCAGTTATATAATATAGATTATTATAAATAGTATCCATTATTTTATAACACTGGTCAAACGATAGTCCATTTTCTTTTACATATTCGATGTCCGTAAGTGATTTATCTACTATATCAATTATATCTCTATCAAATATATTAACCCAAGCTCTAAATTGTTTAATTGAATGAAATACAATAACTGGGTCTCCGTTATTTTTTTCTAACTCCTTTATACGACTTTTTAAAATCTCTATTTGTTTATTTTTATCAATAATGTCCCTATCATATAATATCTTTGAGCACTGGATAAAGATTTCCATATGAATATTATATAAATTTATAAATACATTGTTCATATTTTTTTTTAATAATAACCCAAATACTTTCTATATACAAGCACGATATGCAAAATAGTACCCATGTTTATTATTTAATTGGAATTATTATTAAGTAGTTTTTTTTTATAATATTCCTTTAATTGATAAGATTTTCTACTTGTATAAAATGTTTTGTTTACAAAAATAAAAGAACGGTCCCCCCCTTTGGATATTTTGTATAATTTTACAGGATTAGCAAACCATATGCATTGGTGGTTATATCTTATTACGTTGGTTGTATTTTCTCCAAGTTGTCGTGTTTTATGTTCTTATCGCAATTACTTGGTTTAGGATTATCATTTATACTAAACTTTTCATTGTTTATTTTATTGTATCTATCATTGTAATTGATATTATTTCGAATATATGCATATACAAAACTGTTACCCATTATATAATATTATATAATATTATATAATATTTAATTTAACACATATACCCTCTAGAAAAACAAGCTCGGTCAACTGAATTATGGTTTTATGCTTCGTCAGCAGATTCTTTATTAAATTTTGATACTATAAATTTGTGTATGTTTTGTCGTAATACATCTTCTAAACTACAATCTAATTTATTACATATCCCTGTAAAATACCACATCGCATCTCCTAATTCTAATATAATTTGTTCTCTTTTTTTAACTGTTAGAATATTGTTATTATCACGCTCTAATTTTTTAATCTCATTTTGTACTTCGCCTATCTCTCCTCCCAAACCAAGTGCTAAATACGTAAGATTATAGTTTTTAATAGAGGTTTCCTTCTGGAATAATTGATACTGTTCTAATATGTTTGCCATTGATTGTAGTTATTTCATATATAAATAATACTCATACAATCCAAATTTATAAAGTTTTAAATGAGTTATTTCCTTAACGCCGTATATGACTCGTTTCTATATAAGTATATTGTCAAATTTATAAGACGTTAAAAGCCATATTGAAATTCGCAATAGTGTCATTAATATGAAAATTATACATATGAAAGTAGAGTTCCATTGACTTTAACATTTTAAACTTATCTATAAAATATTTATTATAAATTTGGTCTATACAACTTATGATATTAACATCGTTTTGCTTTGCATATTGTATTAAATGATCAAATATTTGTATATTATCTCCCATATCATCGATATATATAGACTCGATATCAATTGTTTTTAGTGGGAGGGGGGATTGTGAAAATTGCACATGAATGTAAGTCAAAACAGATAAGATATTATCTTTTGTATCGGTCTCTATAAACACCTTTTTAAATCTACCAAGATAAAGTTGGGTAAATTCGTCTTCGCTAATTATATCATACGCGATTCTTTTATTTTTTATTTTTGTAATAAATTCATATACTCTTTGAATATTAGATTTATTTAATGTTACAATATTGTTTGTAATTCGTGGATTAACTGATATAAACCGAGTATCCATAAAATAGTAACTTGTTTTATTTATATAGTTGAAAGGTAGTGGATTCTTCTCTTTTTTAAATATATATTTTTGGGTCTTTCCTAATTTATTGATTAATGATGATATAAGTAACACGGCAATATTTTTATTTCGATACTCTTTATGAACACATAAAAAATCAACATAATATAATTCATCTATAATTTCTTTACAATAAATAATAACAGGCTTTGCATGAATAAACCCTATGAGTTGTTTTTTTAAGTATAATCCAATATTAAAGACTTTCTTATTATTCAGGTATTGTAAACTCTCTTTTAGAAACTGGGTTGGGTATATATAAGTATCTGAAAAATGAGTATTAATAAATGATGTCACTGCGGTGATTTCCGATATAACATCAATATCTTTTAAAATCATATTATCCTCTAAAATAATATTAAAACGTGGGTTTATTGAGATAGTACCCTCTTTATTAAGTTTAACTCTTGATACGGGCTGTTTATCCCAAAAAAGATGTTTTTTATATTTATTACACATTTTTACTAATATATATATTAGTATTGTTACAACCAATATTGTATATATTGAATTCATATAATTATATTTATATAGATTTATATTGGATATTAACCTAACTATTCTATCAATTTGTCGATAGTTAATACTGTTTTTTTTAAAGAGAATTTAGTTGGAGGTTCTATTATGTCGGGCTTATTAATAAGTTTTATATGCTTGCTTTTAATTAATTGGGATGGTTGTTTGTATTTCTTTTCTTTATATAAAATAGTTACTGGTGTATATTGTTCATGTTTTTTTATATCATCTGCTACTTGTTTGTTACTTGATTTTACTATACCTATATCGGGTACTTTATCGGAAAACTGCTTTATAACTTCGTTTATTTTATTTGGTAGAAATACTTCTTTTGAAAATAAAGGAGATGGGTGTTTTATACACTTTAAAGGGATATTTTCTAATTTTTGTTTAATTGTATCAGGACTATTATTTAATAATATGTCTAAATATTGATAATTAATATTTGATACGATGCGTGTTTGTATGTCATATTTACTACTAATTATATTAATATCATGTGTAATCTTTGGATACGGGTCGATGATTATTAATAATGATAAAATAATAAAGTTTAATTTTCCGTTTTTTTTTGATTTACAAAAATCTCTTTTATATAACTCAAATAAATTTTTAATAAAAGAACAATCATCGATTGATAACAATATTTCCCATAATATCCATGTAAAATCATTATAGTATTTTGGGTTAATATTCTGTTGGGGTCGTGTAGTAAAATGCAAATAACCTTTATGATGATTTTTTTCATAAATAATTATCCAATTTAACCAAAAAAGACAATTTTCCATAGATTTTGAAATACCTACTTTTGCTAGATTATGTATAATCTCTGATAAAGGGATTATAATGTTTTTTGGGTCATCTTCCTTAATAAATTGTTGTATATACTTCAAGTCTTTGCTTATGATTCTTGACTTATTGTTTTTCATATTAAAATCTTCTGATACAATTTTGGGTAATTTTGGCAATTTATATTTTGGTGATAGCACCAATAAGCATACTAAGTTAACTAAATGATTACGAACTGTTTGATCATTACGAAGAGTAAGTATGTTAATATTATTTGATATTCTTTTATCTAATAAACGAAAATCTTTTACAATTACACCAATAATTGATATATTTGCTTTATTGATTTCGACTATATAAATATTAATCAATTTATCATATAGTATTTTTATATGCCCTGCACAATGGAGTTCTGTTGTCCATAGTACCGCTTTTTCAATATTACCAGATAATATGTTTTTTTGTAATTCACTTAAAACTTCTATTTTTTTATATCCATTAAAAGTTATTTGTTTAAAATCGTTTGACGTTTTTGAATCATCTATAACAAACTTTTTAGGAATAGTATTATACATATTATAATTAAATAACATTAAAAAAATAACAAATATTATTTGATATTTTTTTAATTGTTACAAATACACTTCTCTACAACATCTATCTCATTATCATCTACATTACAATCTAAATTATAATATTTATTCCACATATAATATGTTATAACAGATACACCGCCTAATATTATAGTACCCATAAGAATCTTTTTTGAATTTATCTTTTGAATAATATTTTCGTTTTTATTAGGAATAGTATCCATTTATGATATATTATTAGAAATAATATATCTAAAAAACACGATTAAAAACATAATATGTTAATTATACATTTTCATTTAATAATTAACATAGAGCTAATCTTTCCCTATAAATTTTTTAATTTCACTTCCTAAATTATCAAAAGTATTTAGTGCGGATTGGTACAATGTTTCATCATATGTGTTATTTATTGGTGATATAGATGATGACTGTGTTTTTTTATATTTTTTATGAAAATAATCTATTATATTACCTGAATAGGTATTTGAATTTTTTAATATTTTATGTTTAAATTCTAATTCAGCATTTTCCAAATTTTCACCAGGGAGAAATCGTCCAATTATTTGATCTTTAATATACGACTGTGATAAATCACTCTCGTATTTTGTAGTAGGTACTAAAGTTGCCAATAATGATAATTGAGTAAAAAATAATGATGTATGCTTTCTCAGGCAATTATATGCTTTACCACAGTAGTTTTTAAAATCACTATAATATTTACTTTGTATACCACCCATTGCATCTATCATTTCCGATGTAATTCTAAATTCTGGTGCAAGTATTTTAGGATCTTTACCTAAAATATATCCAAAATCAATATTAAATATATATGCGTTGTTTGTTATCATTATATTATCAAGATGTCTATCACCAATACCTAACAAGTATGTAATTACACAATATGCAGCACAGCTTTTTGTGAAGTTATTTCTTAATTCATGTGCAGTTATATTTGGATTATTTTCCATTATAAAATTCTGAATACTAAAACAATATTCCTCTTTTATTTTATATAGTGTGGCCGAGTTATGGACAAATTCAATATACCCATATTCATTTGATATAGGTAAAATATTATAAGTAGTTATATTTAGGTCTAATCCCTCATCTTTTATTAGAAAAAAATCCATTAATTTAATTATATTCATTATTATATGTTCTTTTCGTATATCCTCATGTTTAACCATGATATCGAATGTTTTGGTAACATTATCTTCTTTGTATATACAAGGTAAAATAAGTGGTTTGGTTTTAGAATCTATCACCTTAATCCTGTTTATTTGAATACCACAAAATTTTTTATTAATATTTATTGGTAAATAAAAACCATTATCATCTGTATAGGTGTTTTCTTCAAGGTGATTTGATATATTTTCCTTAGGATCTCCAGGACCTTTAATTATTTCTATCAAATTATTCGTGAAGTCATATCCGTTTATAAACAATGTATATGTTTCAGTGTCTAGGCTATTCACTAACTCTTTTCTTATATCAACATAAAATGCCTGATGTTCTACATCTTTTATAGACTGGGTTAGTTCCCAAAATAATAAATTACAAAAGTTCTTGTTCTTTGTCGAACGTTGGAGTAAAAAATTTACGAATAATTTAACAATCGAACGTTTATTCTTATAGTGTCGAAGCTTGTATACAATAAAAGTTATATAACAAAGTAGTTCAGTTGAACAACTCTTATCCAATAATGTAATTATATATTTTATTATGTTAATATCAGATATATTACAATATAGGCAAATTATTACATCTTCTGTTTGTAATACATCGTTACATTGCCCTGTACAATTTAATGCTAAACAATTATAATGTTTTTTATTTTCAATAATTTGTAGTATATCACTGGTATCTAAATTTAATTTAACTTGGTTTATTATAATCTGAACTATCCATTTTGAATGGCCATGAAATAAACTATAGTTGTTTTTTAAAATGCTTAATTCTTTTTTTGTATAATTATGATCTGGTAAATAACACTGCATGTCTTTTAAAAACGACTGATAATAACAAGATACCTTATTCCATGATTTACAAACAATAGCTATATTTTTATATACAATAATATTTAGTGGTAATAAATCAAATATTTCCATTATTTTTATAAGCTCTTTTAGCTCATTTATTTTTGTGAAACAATCTTGGCACGTGCGCTGTTTATTATTGTTTAACAATTTTATATATGTCGATGTATTCCAATATACATTGTTTTCTGGAACAGAATTTATAAATTTCGGGATGTGTACCCACCAATTCGAACAATCGCCGCAAAAGATGTTTCCACAATTGCGACAATGGTGTTTCCGATTAATAAAACTGAAGACAAAATTACATTTAAAGCAATGTGTTGTTACTTCATCCACTTTCCATATATATGTTTTTTTTTCATCTGATCCATTATAAACCGATTTTAATGGTAATATATCTTTATCCTTTTTATTAATACACATTGAGACCGAACAACTTTTATTATTTGGGTTAGGTATCATATTATTATTCTAAACATAAATTTTTTTTAAATATTTATTTATATTAAAATATAAATAACTTTTCTAAGTCTAAAATAATGATACCACTGCCTTATTTTGAAGATATATATAGTATATACATAAATTATATATTTCAGACATTATACCCTGATAATATAAATAATAAACTTATTGTTTATATCATAGCAACATTCCATATATTAGGAACTTTAATGATAACATATGGTATATTTTTGCCCCCAAAATATCAACCATTATTCTTATTTTATTTGATTCTTATATCATGTTCTTATTTAATTTTTAAAGGCCACTGCTTTATGACACTATTAGCAAATAAATATAGTGGAATCCACGAGTCGCCATTGCATATAAGAATGAAAACCGCTCAAAGTGTACTTTTTGTTAGTATTATATTGTCGGTAATTACAATAATAAACCCGAATTTATCTGTTTACCGTATTTTTCAATATTTATTTAGTCCCAATCAGTAATTATTTTATATATTTAAGATTGTATAAATCTGTAGATAAGTTATAAAACTGTTTATAACCCCAAATTAGGCCCATTCCATATAGGATTATTAGGTTATATAATAAGACTATGTTATTAAACTTATTATAATATGTAAATAATGTATTTGTTAAGATATAGATTCTAAAATATGAAAACCAACAAACCTGTACGACACGAGTACTATTTGTATATAATGAACTGTACTGTTTTTTTATCATATAGTAAACAATATAATTAAACAAGTTCGATAACTCTCCAATATATAAAAGATAGTATATCTCATAAATATTATCCCCATTCATTAACACATGTAACATATATATACATATCATATGGTGGTATATATATAATTTATCGGTCCAATTTCTATTTAGTATAATATAAACAATATCACATATAAAGTATGAGTAAGTATTAACAATCATCATATTCTCTATCAATTTGTCATTTTTACTATAATTTATTAAATTGTAGTTAAATGTAAAACATGAAATAGAATGGAGTAAACTGATAAAATTTCTACTAATTTTGTTATCCAGATGCATTATATTTTTACTAAATATATAAATCATTGGCCATATTATATAATTAACCAACCTCATGCTTAATAAAGACTATAACCATATCTCTTTATATAATATATAATTTAAGGATTATAATATTCGAATGTTATACCATATGTATTATTATATATCCATACACCTACAATATGTATTTTGATCGGAGTGTTACTATGTATGAACGATATTGACCTGCTCTTCAAATTTAAGAAAGTTTTATTATCTATCATCTCTAAATTAGAGAAAAAAAGGTTGCGAATACCCTCGTCTGTAAACTCCGCATTAAACATAGTAGGTCTATTGTGTAACATATGTACGATAATCTTCTCATTTATAATTTTAATAAAATTGATAAATGATATATCATCTAATAAGAGTTTAATTACATAACTGTTTTTATGTACTTCATCGCTATTATCAATGTGTGAAATATACATTATATTACATATTTCAAATATAAAATCACGTTTATCGTATTTTATTTTATAGAACTGTAAATTATCATGGCTTATCATACCAGTATATGTAATCTTATTAAAATCAACATAATTATATTTCATATTAAATATAATTAAACAGTATTTTTAATTTTAATTTTAAATTTAATTAATTAAAATAACATTTAAAATTAAATAAGTCATTATAATTTAATGGACTATAAATATCTGGGAGATTATATTTACTATACAGATCAAATTGGACAAGGATCGTTTTCCGTTATATATAGAGGCTATAGAATTAAGAATAGACAACCAGTAGCCATTAAAAAAATTACAAGGTATATAGATAAAAAATACATAGATTCCGAAATAGAACTAATGAAAAACATGGATAATAATAATATTTTAAAACTATACGAGGTAATCAAATTAAAAGATTGTTTATATTTAATATTAGAGTATTGTAACCAAGGACACCTTGGTAACTATATAGCATCTGGTAACAATAAGCAAGATGATAAGTATATATTTCAAATAATTAGCAGTCTTAAATATTTATATGATAGACAAATTTTACATAGAGATATAAAACCACAAAATATACTTATACATAATAATGAAATAAAAATATGCGATTTCGGCTTTGCAAAAACAATAAAAGAAAACGATTTAATAAGTACATTTTGTGGAAGCCCTTTATATATGGCACCAGAAATAATAAAGTTTAATAAATATGGCTTAAAAGCTGATATATGGTCGTTAGGGGTAGTAATATATGAAATACTTTTTAAAGAACATCCATATCCTTCGAAAAATCAATCTGATTTAATTGATAATATTAAAAATGATATTGAAATAAAGGTTCCAAATATAATTAACAAAGATTTAAAATATATATTAGAAAATATGCTTCATAAAAATCCGGATTTACGAATAAATTGGGATCAAATATTTGCATCGGATTGGGTTACTGAATATAAGTATATATGCTCCAATGTTTCTAACATAATATCAAACCCTTTAAAGCCACTCCCAGTTGATATACCTAAACCCGATAATAATTCGTTTTTATTATTTAATATGGACGAAGATACTGAGTTACATAGTAACCCCGTTGGTAAAAATTATCATTCCGTATACGAAAAATCAAGTTTACAGCCGAATTACCAAAATCCAAATTGTAAATCTGTGATAGATAATGGTATAATTATTAATATAACTAATTATGATGATTCAAAGGTATACTCTCGATCAGCCCCTAATGAATCTAGTTCAAAATACTTAGAAAATTATATAAATAAAAAAGTAAAAAAAACAGAAGACGATAGTTATAAAATAGTAGGTACATCACCCTCACCAAATAAGAATAACTCTGGTTTTTTATATTGTGCGTTAAACAAGTCAGTAAATACATTAAAAAATTTTTTTAATGTATAATCCGGAGAGGCCTATCAATAAATTATATAAGTGAATGATTATATAATATATATATAACTTATTATGGATCTATACAATAATATAAAAGACATGCATATTAAAATCGATAAAGAAGTTTTATTTAATATGATATCAAAAATGCATTCAAGTGAATTAGAAATTTTAGAACAATTTAAACAAGATTTTAATGATATGCATATATTATTAAATAATAAGGAAATAACATATTACATACATTTATTGAACTATATTATTAACAACGAAGAATCTTATCTTAAAAATATATTATTATTATCTAATAAAGGTGTTGTATCCGCAATTCTTCATATTATTAAAGACAAGATATGTTTAACACCAGACGTCCATATATTACAAAAAAATAGTGCGAAAACATCTGTTAATATTTCACTTAATAGGTTGATTAAACAGGTTTATATTATAATTTATTTTAAACTTGTTAAAATAAATAGAGATTCTGACATTATTTTTAAAAAAACTATTAAAGCAGAGATTATACTTGATTTAGGTAATTATGAACCAGTTCTAATTATGTTTGGTCTAAATGACTAGATTATTATATATTGTTTTGTATTTCAATAATTTAACATCTACCTGGTGCTTACACCAATGTTTATTAGTTAATCTGTAAAATGTAATTTCTACTACAGACTTACATGATTTTCCTCCGTAAACTATATGGTAAACAAACTGAGAGGAACCATTTATCTTATATATTATATCTCCTAATTTAAGTATATCATTATTTTCTTTTATAAATTCATTACTTAATTTTGTTATTAAACATCCTATGTTATAGGAGCTTTTATAATTAATAAAATCGTGAATAAGGAACTTATTATTAAATAAGTCTTCTATAATTACACCTAAATCTATATGATTCAGAAGATTAAGATTTATAATATCAATATTTAAATAATAACTATCTAGCATAATTTTATTAAAGGTGTTTGACATTTTGAAAGTTTTTATATAAGTAATAGGCTCTTCTATAAAACACAACAAACTGTCCTGTATATCCCAGTATTTTACATCAATTATTCCATTTAGTAAATTAAGCTCCGTTTTATAGAATATATCTAAATATAAATAATCTTTTTTAAATAAAACATCTGGTATATCACATGTCAAATTTTTAATATCTTTTATAGACCTAATACGGGTAAAGCCTATTAAACAATTATCTTTATTTACAACTTTATAAACTATATTTGTTTTTATATTTTTTAAATTATTTTTATGAGTAATATAAATGCATCTGTTTTCGACTGTAAAGAATCTCATAGATTCTGTTACACAAGAATTTGAACATATACCTTTTATAATTAAACTACTTGTTTTATACTTTCCAAAACCATTAAAGTCAAGTGTACTATTATATAATTTCCGTTCTTCTCTGTAGTTTTTATACATTTTGAAAATAATGTTTATATTTAAACTTTTAGCTATTTCATTTCTAATAAATGTTATTGGACGACTATCATCATTTATTATAATACACCCGCTTAAATTTATATTAGTATGTATATCATAACCAAATTTATTATTATTTATTGATTCTATCTGATGATTTTTATAAACAGGTGTATATACATCACTATTGGTATTTAAAACATTAACATTTGTTAGATTCCTTTTCATATCTATATCGTTATTCAAGCCATACGAATAATTTTGCAAACTTATATGTTGTTGTTTATCATCCAATTCATATGGTTTAATATTTGCTAATATATACGTAGGAACATACAGTAGTGCTGTTTTTGCCTGCCTGTCTATTGCTAGAATATCTGTTTCAAATTCAATATGTGTAACAGTACAGTCTGTTTCTTTATATAATATATCAAGATGTATAAAGATTTTATCTGGTAATTTTAAAAGTTTGGTTTCGTCACCAGATTTCATTTGGTCAGCTGTTATTACAAGACTTTTAATATTATTATTATATTCTTTTTCGTTATATATAACTAATCCATTACAACTATCTAATAAATAATAACTATCAATGATTTTTATAAAATCTCTTGCACCTTTAGGTAACAGATCTTTGAAATATAAAAAAGAATTAACCATATGCTTTTCTGTTATATTTATGTTATTTAATCCAATACAAAAAGAAACATTATATTTTATAATACCGTTTGTATTGTATTTTATATATAAGTTTGGCTCTATATACTCCATGTCACCTATTAAAGAATTATTATTTTCTAGATTTATACTTTTAATATAACTTAAATAAAGAGCTTTTTCGGGTGGGTTAATGTCTAAATCAGTACAATGAAGGCTATCTAATACTGTTAATGAAAATATATCTAATGTAGGGGATAACCCCTGATTAACTTGTTTATAGTCAGTAGACATAAAAAAGTTATTTCCTATGTATATTATCTGATTTAAACTATCCTGGTTTATATATGTATTTGATTTACCTACATTTTTAATATTATTTAAAATAGTTGTATCTAGAATATAATGAGTATCTGTTGTTGTAACAAAAATAAAGTATCGGTCTAAACAATCATTTGAATAGTTAATATTATTTAATTCTGAACCAGTCAAATTTATAATAGATATATTAATAATATTTATATAACTTTTACTATTAATAAATATCGGATCACCAGGAATTTCAATATTATATATATATATTTTTGTATCGTTATATAAGTACATTAATTTCCGATTACAATCAATTTTTAATCCAGTATAAATTTTTACTGAAGAACAGCATATAGTACCTTTTAATATAATATCTGTATCTATGTGGCTTTGTGAATGGATATTATCTATATCTCGCAACGATATCATTGTTAGTCCTTTGATAGATGATGAATATAAATAATCATGTGATATAGCCATCTCCCTATCTAAATCAGGATAACAAAATATGTATGTATATTTTTTTGTTAATGTATATTCGGATTCAATTTTAAATATTTCAATTGAATGATATGTTGAAATAATGAGATATTTTACATTTGTATAAGACTCATAATGTAGTATGTTTATAAATGTGTTTCCAAAATAATTAACATCTACTTGTAAATCATACGGCGTTAGATAGTTATTAATTTCAGCATTGTTATAGTTGATATTTTTCTGCTCAATAATAGGTAACATAAAATCTACCAAATTTACTAAACAATATATATCATTATTTGATCTAAATAATGAACCATTTCGGGAATTACCAGATGGATGGTAGTTTTTATTATATTTGTTAAAATAGTAAGGTTTTACTAATGCGTGTGATTGATTTAAAGGGTAATCCATTTTACTTACTTGGTTATTTTTTATATATCGATACTGTTTATCATTCATATTATATTATAAATATACAATAATTTATTTAATATAATTATATTAAATAAATTAAAACTTAAATATGTAATTTGCTAAAATAAGATACATCTTGGTTATTACCAAAAATCATAAGATGTGATATTGCATCATATATAGTATCAATCATCTCTACTTTAAAATTATCATCTTCTGGTGGCATGTCGCGTTCGCGTATTTTAATCAGATCTTCTTCATTTTCTTTTGGGCATAATACGAATGTAACACCTGCCAATTTCGCACCATCTATTTTAGCCTCTAAACCACCAATTTTAGTTACATTTCCATTCAAATCAATTTCACCCGTAAGTGCGTAGTTGTTTTTAATCTTAAAGCCGGTTAATAATGAAAGTATACATACGGTTATAGCAGTTCCTGCAGAAGGACCGTCTTTTGGGGTAGAAGTAGCAGGACAATGTATGTGTATACTAAATTTATCACAATCCTTGTCGTTAAACTTTTTCTGTAATTCACCTGGTATGAGATTCCACGAAAGTGTTTTTGCAACATTCATACTTTCTTTCATTACATCTCCTTGCTGACCTGTTAATATTAAATCAAACATATTATTAGAAAAGTTTTTATATGCTTCTATCACAGTTATACCACCTAAACCAGCCGATGTTGCATATAACCCATTTACTAAACCAATTTCAGGTGTTTCATTGATCTTTTTAACAGTAATCTTATCTAAATCCTTGAAAAGTTTGTCTACAAATTCTATTGTTATAGTTACTGGAAGAGTAATGTTTTGTTTTAAAAATTCGAGGTTAATTTCTCTTGCTATTTCGTATAAACGCTCTTTTAATTTCCTCGCCCCGGCTTCATATGTATATATATCTATTATATGTATTAACACGTCTTCTGGAAAAACAATTAAATCGGAACTAAAGCCAATATTAGTTATTATTTCTGGTAATAAATGTTTTTGAGCAACAACTAATTTATCTGCCCTGTTTAGAGGATCTATTTGTATTCGATGAATACGATCTAACAAAATCCGGTCTATCTGAGACGCGTCATTGTATGAGAATATAATTAAACATTTTGATATATCGAATTTAATACCTGAAAAGTATTTATCACAAAATTCCTCATTTTGGGCCGGATCTGTTAGATGGGTCAGAATTCCAACTAATTCTTTACCATGCTCTGTACGACTTATTTTATCTAGTTCATCTATATATATAATAGGATTCATACATTTTGCCTCAATTAACGAATCTACAATTCTTCCCCATGTTGACCCAACATAAGTATAATTATGTCCTTCTAATGTCGACCCATTCGCTGACCCCCCCAATGCTATAAAAATAAAAGGTCTCGTTGTTCCATTATCATCTTGTAATGATTGTGAAATACCCCTTTTCGCGAGAGTAGTCTTTCCAGTTCCAGGAGGACCTTCAAATCCGAATACATATCCAGTATTTTCACCGTTAATCCACTGAGCAATAACTCGCTTTATTTGGTTTTTCGCCGTTTTTAATCCAAAAACGGCATTATCAAGGTAAGAGTCTACCTTATCTAGATAATTACCCTGCTTAATTTTATATGAATCCCATATAGTATTATTATTATCTATTTTTTGTAGTATTAATTTAAATTTATCCAAGGAATTTATATCAGTATATTCACTATATTTTGTAAAATTAGTAAAAACCGTTTTGAAAAAGTCTGATTGAACACTATGACCTAATATACGTGTTATAATATTTATTTTTGTTCCTTTGCTCGGTATATCTAATAGTATGCAGAAATTTTGAAGGGCTTTGTTCTTATGTGATTGTAAATATGTTTCTAATCCATTTACAGTATTTAATTTAACCATCGTAGTTGATAGCTGTTTATAATTGATAGACTTAACACTATTATAAAATATACTCATTGAAAGAGGATTTTTTAAACCTGTATTCATATTATCGATACATGAACGTAATTTATCTATAAAATCAAGACCATTGTCAGATAACGACTCCTCTTGTTCAATATCATTTAATATCGTTAAAATATTAATGTTATTTCTTTTTAATTTATTGTAAGAGTCCGTTATATCAATATTTAAACAATCTCTTTTATAATAACCAAAAGGAATCTTTAAAAGTCCATCTACATATTGTTGTGCTTTTGCATTAGTTTCTCCACCTTTTGAATTATTTATTTCTTTTAGTTTATCCATTGCCTTTGATTTAACACTATCTTCAGCTTTCATCAGATGAATCCTTTTTTCATATGATATATTATCTTCGTTAAAATTCATTAATTTATCATTTGTTCTTTCAATTTCTTTTTGGGAAATCTTAAAAAGTTTTTGAACATGCCAATGTAGTGATTGATACATAGTAATATGATTTAAGTTTGTTGGTAGTGATGTATCCGAAACAAGTAAATCATATAATAAATGTGCTAAGTAATATGAATTTGAATTATGAGAGTTTAGTAGTAATATTGTTATATAATATCTTTGTTTTTCTATGTCATTAATAAGAAAATCTTTAATCAATGTTGCAATATTTTTTGCCTTCATTTTTTCAAAATCATTATAAGCTGATATACAGCTATTACAAATATCATCCTTTGTAAATAATATAAAATCTCTTAACGATATTTGTTCTAAATAATTTGATTTAAATACATCATTAATATCCAGATTTTCAAACATTTCAATAAGAATACTTCTTTTTTCATCTAGGAAATTTTCATGTCTAGATAGATTTAGGTCATCTTTATTAAAGTATCCATATATTACAAGTAGTTTATTATCTAGAGGAAAATAAAGTTTAGCCCCATACAACTTCTGTACAAGCGATTTTGTAAAAATACTTAATTTATTACAGCTGGGATAATCTACTTGAAAAGACGTTAATTTTATATTATTACTAGAATTATTATTATCACCATAATTGTATAACGTAAATGATATATTTTCAGAATTTATACTTTCATATACGTCACACCCTGTTGGATTGAAAAATTTATTATAAAATATTATTAGATTCTTATATTTTATATTTTGAGTACTATTATTAAAATTAATACTTAATATTAATTTTAATATATCTTGGACTTTAGTCGAACCACATTTTTGAATAATATTTATTAGTTTCAATTTAACCTCTGCGATAGTAATCATAATTTTATACTTCGATAGTTTATTCATATCCTTTAAAGTTATGTTTAAAGGAATAGTCTTTAGTTTCTCTATACATTGTGATAAATTTTCAATAAACTGTTTATACTCTGTACTATTCAGTATGGATTGACTATATGATATATGAATACGGGATATAATTTGACTAGATATATCAAAAAGGGTATTTAATTCCAATCGTATTCCGTTTCTTATTTTAAGTAACTTTTTGAACTCTCTTTGTAATATAACTATGTGATTTATTTGAGAGTCAGTAAAATTTAAAATATTCATATCAGTATAATATACACAAGAAAATAATATACAATTTCAGATTAATTTAAATATACTATATTATATTGGTAGCATAAAATGGTGAGAATATACTAAGAGACTATAAACATAAAAAATAAAAAGAGTCAAGGTTGATGGTGGCATCCTTTAAAAGATATAGAACGACCCAAGGCAATAGAATTTAAAGAATACGTGTATATTACAACTATTTTGGGAAACTATCGCTTTAATGTACAATACCATTATCAAAAGCGTCGAAAAAGACCTGGTACTTATAAGTATTAGAGTGTTTCAATACGATAAATGTGATATATTACATAAATATAATCAAGACGAAATAGCACTCATTATTAATAAAAAATGTATATCATAATCTGCTACTAAAGATGGAAATTTCTATCAAATGTATCTAATAATACATTACATAAAGTATCGTTTTCTAATGACGATATGTTTTATAATATTTAAACGATCTTATCAATATTGAAAAATAAAAATTTGATTTAATAATATTCTTTATGAATTAAAACTAATGGGTATACCAAAGTACTTTAGATGGATAACTACTAAACATCCGGAAATTATAAGCGAATCTTTTAACGAGAAGGTAGATATATTTGATAATGCATCGGAAGCAACTCTCATTGACAATTTATTTCTTGATGCAAATGGATTAATTCATCCATGCTGTCAAGAAATATTAACTAAAAATTATAATTTAATAAATGATCATAATAATGAATATAAATCCAATAAAAACGATATTATAAATGATATCAATAAAGTCTCTTTATTGGAATCATTGATGTTTAAAGAATGTGTCAAACAAATATTATTTATAAATAATTATGTACAACCAAAAAATTTGTTGTATATTGCTATTGATGGAGTAGCACCAAGAGCTAAAATGGAACAACAACGCACTAGGCGTTACAGAAGCTATAAAGAAAAACAAATGAAAGATGTTGTATCTCAAAAATATAATAAGGATGTTGATTATTATTGGGATACAAATGCAATAACTCCAGGGACAACTTTCATGTTGAAATTGTCAAATTATTTACAAAAAGAACTAAAACAAATATTTGATAATTCGAGCATAGATGTTGTGTTATCAGATACATCCGTACCGGGTGAAGGCGAGCATAAGATTATAGAATATATCCGATCACATGGGCCTGATGATATATGTTGTATTTATGGGTTAGATGCTGACCTGATTATGTTATCATTATGTTTGAAAAATCGAATCTTTCTATTAAGAGAGGCTATTAATTTTGGAAAGATCGATAGTGCTAAACTTCTATATCTATCAATACAACTTTTTAAAGAGAAATTATATCATGAAATATTGCAGAAAATTGATACTACAAACATTGAATTTGATATAGATGAAAGTGTAATAATAGACTATGTATTTATATGCTTTTTATTGGGTAATGATTTTATCCCTCACATTGTAAACCTAGATATAGCTGAAAACGGAATAGACGCATTATTTAATACTTATATTAAATTATTACAAATCCGGAAACATTATTTAATTGAAAATAATCAAATTCAATATGGATTTTTACAGCAATTATTGAACCAATTATATAACGCAGAAGATAATATTTTAATAAATATCCAAGAGAATATTGATCGTAAAGTTGCAAGAAGAAAATATAAATACAGTTCTGATTATGATAGAGAAATTGATATGATACGTTTTTACCCACTTATAAATAAAAATAACACACTAAAGTTAGGTTCGTCTGATTGGAGAAATACATATTATAGTTATTACTTTAACGTGAATAGTGTTATTAAATCACAAGATTATATTAGTGATATTTGTAAAATATATATAGAAGGATTACAGTGGAATATTAAATATTATTTAGAAGGTTGTTGCTCATGGAAATGGTTCTATCCGTTCAGGGCTGCTCCATGTCTTAGAGAATTATGTCAATATTTAAATAATAGAATATATAATTGTGAGTTTACAGAGACAACTCCTTATACACCATTACAGCAGCTAATGCTTGTTATACCAAACCATAGTAAAAATCTGTTACCTCTAAAATATGCAGAATTGCTAGATGACGACGATATTAACCAATTTTATCCAGATGATTTTGTACTAGACAATCTCAATAAAACCTGGTTACATGAATGTAACCCTATTATTCCAATATTAAATGATGATATTATTCTAAATAAATGTTCTAATATATCTTTAGATAACATTGAAACAAAAAGGAATACATTGACTAATAATATAATCTACATTAATAGACAATCTAACAATATTACACTAACCATTTCATAATTAATTTTCATATTTATCTTGGTAATACTTTCTTAATAATTTCACAGCGGTTTTAAGGCTTACAGGCTTCTTTCCACCTCCCTTTTTATTATTTTTTGCAGCCTGCATTTTTGCATGCCACTCTTTTGCTTCCTGGCTACCCTTTATAAGATGATTTAATTTGCTCGTATCTTTGTATTTACGGGGAGAGTCACACTGCGACCCATCATCTACTCCCTCAAAATCGTATAGGTGGGGTGAACGATTATATTTTTCACTATCAACCATTTCCTGGTTATCCCAGCATTGATCACGAGTTTTTGCTGCCTGTCTAGCACGAGATGTCTTATATTTTGGAGACTCTTCATAGTATTTATTAAATGCTCTCGTAGCACCGGAAGTCGTCATTGGCCTGGAAGAAGGACCTGGTCTTCTCTTTTGCGAATATCGCTTGAAAGCCTCTTTATCAACCACTCCAATAAATCTAAAAGCCTCTTTACCAGGAGCAATTCTAACATAACCAGCCAACATACCATTCTTTAGTATTTGTTTTCCTCTAATAATATCATTCTCTGAATATTTAGTCATTTATATTATAATGGAAAGAAATTAATGTGTAATTAATTACACATTAATTTCTATTAGATAAATAAAATGGATATATTTAATAAAATATATAAATACAACTTGTGGGGTTTTGGTTCTGGGACGGGCTCAATCGCATATAATAATAAAGAGTATATAAATTTCATAACTAAATTTATAAAAGAACATAATATAGAATCTATAGTTGATATTGGTTGCGGTGATTGGCAACTTTTTAGTAAAATTAATTTAAACAGTACAAGATATATAGGAATTGATACTGTAAAAGAAGTAGTTACACAAAATATACAAAAATATAGTTCACCAAATATAAAGTTTATATGCCAAAATGTATTAGACGACTTCACCCCACCTAATGCTGCATTATATATAGTAAAGGATGTATTACAACATTGGTCAAATGATAATATAGATAAATTTTTTTATATAATGAAAAATACCAGATTCAAATACATTTTAATAATAAACGACACTACATTTATAAACCTTAATAAGTTAAATATCAAAAATGGGTTTTATAGACCGTTTGATATATCTAAATATAACTTACAATATAAGAATACTATTGGAAAAAATGTAATGGGTTATTACGATAAATTATATATTATTGCATATCTAATATCTTTTATATTATTGATTTATATGATATATAATACCAGGTATAAATTATATATCTTAACTTTTATATCTTTAGTTTTGTATGGGGTATGTTTTTTCCCTTATAAGAGAGTTTTTATTATAATGAGTTTAAGTATTAAATAGAATAAAAAAATCTATATTTTTATTAGTTATGAATTATAAAATTAAAGAGTATCTATATAAAATACTTGTATTTACACATTTTTTAATGTGTGCGTTTTTATATTTTGGATGGATATCCAATAATAAAACAGTTTTAGAGATATTAATTATTACATTAACTTTCACAATAACAATGTTTTATCTATGTGATGGGTGTATAATAACCAGAATTGAACGATATTTATCTAAAAGCGATTTTACAGTCTTTGATATGTTTTTGACCAACAGTAATATTAAATTAACAAATAAAAATAGAAATAGAATAAGTTTAATTTTATTTGCTATTTCGTTTATAATAACAATTTATAAATTATTTTTCTAGAAATTTAATTAACGGTAATACTGTATATAAATCTTATTTTCATTGTATTATCGAAAGCACAAGATTTATAATATTTTGTATAATCTTTTTTATCTCCAAATAATCTTTCCTAAATGTATTATATGAAGAAAGACCAACTTTTCAAAAAACATCCATCCAACCAACTGTTCAATAATATTCTTCAATCATTTGGTCTTACTAATTTGGATGACAATCGTTCGTTTTCAAGAAAAGATTTACAAATATTAAAGACTGTTGATAAATTAGATACATTAAAGACCGAACTCAATGAGTGTTACCTACCCTGTAAGTCAAGAACATATTTAAATGGTTTAAATGAAAAAAATATCGTTACTGTATTGCGTCAAATTTTAAAAACAAGAAATTATACGGTTATTTCAAAGGAAAAATATATGAGAGGAGAGAAGTTTATTATATATAGCCTCTCGCCTATAGAAACCCAAAAATACAATCCGATATTAGGAGAACTCAAAAATAGCAATGAATCTAATATAGACCCAATACAATTGACATTTGATTAATTTGAATTAATATATTATATATTAATTTTATTATTTTTTTTGTTTTCGTAATTAAATGTATAATTATAGTATAATGGCATCAACAAAAAGATTATTATATTCTTGGAATATAAAGTGTGATCCAGGTTTAAAAGATATAATAGTTAACCAACACGTTTCTATAAATACATCCGATGAGTCGCAGTATATATCTGTAAATATTAATCAAGACATAAGTACACCAGGCATTCGAATAAATAAATACTTTGATATATATAGAGATAAAATATATGTGTTAGAAGTCACAGCTGTATCGTCTCGAGAATGTTCTGCTTTTTTATGGATTGACGATTCGACACATAAAAGACTTATACCGAATTATAAGTTTATAAGTACAGATAAAGAATGCCCAGATATATGTGCTGGTTGGTCATGTAATTATGATTCATGTATACGTATAGGTATTCTTGTAACTTCTCCTCAACTATGTGACAAGATATTAATTAAGCAGCTCAGCTTATATGAAGTCATATCATGTGAAAATACTAACCCATCTGAAAATACTAACCCATCTGAAAATACTAACCCGTGTGAAAATACTAAACCATGTAGTATACAAAATGACAAAGATTGTAATGCATCTAGTACAGATTCTAGTTGTCATGTCAATGATACTAACGATAATACACATTGTAATACTGAATCTGAGAATGAACTAATTGATATGTGTTGTAGTGATTCTAGTGATTCTAGCATGGAAGATACTTGTTGTCCAAATTATATTCAAAACGCTTCTATAGAGTATAAAAGTAACTGTGATAATAAGTACGATAATTCAACATGTAATGCGGGTGTGTTTGATCCATTTAAAGCTGTTTTAGATAATAAGGTCTGTTATAATTTCTTCAAACTATTTAATACCTCTAAATTATTTATACCGGAATCGGATTTGATTGACTTTGTGGATAGTTCAATTCAGATGTATTGTCCAAACAAATATAATTGTAATATACCTGCTGGATTTACATTTTTTGGACAATTTATATCGAATGATATAACATTTAATTCAAATGTCGAGGGTAAACCGCAATATATTAATTTAGAGGGGTTGTATGGAGACTGTAATGAACATTTTTTATTTGATAATGATAAATTTATAATAAGTGATTCGTGCTTTGATTTAAATAGAAATAAGGAAGGAGTACCTATCATACCAGACCCTCGAAATGATAATAACTATATTCTTGCACAAGTACATTTATTATTTCAATTATTTCATAACAAATTAATTGATTATTATAGGGATCGAAATATACCAAATTTATTCCAATACGTTAAAAGAGAAGTTATTTTTACATATCAATGGATAATTGTAAATGATTTCTTACCAAGAATAATTGATAACGATATATTAGATTCGGTATTTAAACATGGTACTAAATTCTTTTCTTCTTCTAAATATAAAGGAAAAGTGCCATTAGAGTTTACCGCCGGCGTTTTTAATTTTTTGCATTATACACTTAACGACGAATATAATATAGCATTTGATTATAATATACCATTAACAAATTTGACAGAGTTTACTAAAGGGGCTCTTCCAAAATATACAATTGATTGGACTAAATTTTTTAATATATCACGTTCGAAAGAACCCCAATTTTCAAAAAAATTCGAACCAAGTATCTCCCCGCAGTTAAATATATTATCTGATAATGGAAAATGCACACAGTCGTTATTTTTGATCGATTTATTAAAATCACAAGAAGTTGAATTATCTTCTGGGCAGGATATTGCGAAAATAATGGGTATTTACCCAATAACATCATGTATTATGGAACAATATGACAAGAATCGTATTTTAGAACATAATAAAATGATAGAGAATACACCGCTAATTATATACATCCTAAAAGAGTCTGAAATTTTCAAAAAAGGTGAAATGTTGACAGGTGTGGGTGGTATAATTATAACTGAAGTGATACTATCACTACTATTTACAGATAAAAATAGTTATTTTAATCATAGTCAGTCATGGACCCCTACTCTTCCATCTTTAGAACAAAATCACTTTTCAATGAGTGATTTAATTAGTTTTATATATTGTTAAAATGTTAATATATAATAAATGAAAAATTATATATTAGTCTTTTTATTACTATTATTTGCAATTGCATTTGAATATAAATTTATAAATAAGACCAGGCTAAAAAGTATATTATTCAGTAACAGTTGTGGTGATTATAGAAGGTCTAAAACCCCCCCTATAATGAATACATTGGTTACAAACTACGAACATTTTATAACATACCCCCTAATTTGGATATATATACAGGATGAGGTGTCCGCAAGATATTGGGAATCGTTTTACTCCCGAAAAACTAATCAACAACCAAGTTCTATTATAGGATTAACTATAAAATCGATAGTCAACCATAATAAATTTAACGCGAATATTCAAATTATAACAAACGAGAATTTAAAAATATTTATAAGAGACAAACTTTTCTATAAAAACTATAAAAAAGCTTGCAGTGATGTTCAAAAAGAGTATATAAAATACTATATATTATATACTTATGGGGGGATATGGTTGCCAGCCGATACCCTGGTTTTTAAGAATTTTGGGCCTATTTTTGATAAAAATAAACAATATGATTTAATTACATTTGATTGTCCAGATAATAATATTAATTGTGATTCGATGAAGGATATAAATCCAAATATTATATGTTCTAAAAAGGGTTCTGAAATAATAAAAAAAGTATTAAATTACATTGTATCTTTAATGCGGACTCATAACAACTTTATATTTAATAATAATATATCCGATATATTATTAAAAGAGAATAGTAGATACCATTATGGTACAGAGACATGTGCTTCACGAGATATTAATGGTTCCCCAATTACAGTCGAAAATCTTATATCTCATAATTATACTATTTTACCTCAATCAGACAGTGTATTTTTAATATCTCTTCGATATAAAGAATTGCAAAAATATAATAAATATAAATGGCTACTTCGATTAAATAATGATCAGATAATGAAATCGAATATGTGGTTATCCAAATTAATTAGATATAGTTTTGGAAAATCGCAAACAGTATATGCTGAATATACTGATAAACATGATATAAAAATAGGACAAAAAGAAATAATGCTTTGTCCAAGAGATCAACTAGAATTATCAACAACAATTTTAGATTCAAATATTTCCCCATATACGCCCTATTTACTTGTAAATAAAGAGCCCATACGCAAGACCTAATCTATAAATAAATTATCAGAGTCTTCTACCAAAATCATACTAATTTTATTATAAGACTCTGATATTTTGAAATGTTAAATTATAAAAAGGTATTGTAATTATTTGTTCCCAGTTATCATTTTCAGTCTAAATTAGGGCCTGTTGTGTCATCCCAAGTCCCAATCGGTACCACTTCCTCTTCGCAAATTAGTTGGTTAGTCTTCTCATTCACCAAATAAGTCTCTCCATTCCAGTCCTTCGCAACGCATAATCCCCTAAATTTTTCAATACGATTCTCTTCAAAAGGGATAGATTCTTCGAGTGATGCTAAATTTACAGTATCATTTATATTGACAATCCCATTATATGTATCTATATTCATTTCACCACCAGCATCACCAGTATCATGAATTAGACTTTCACTAATCATGTTTTTAATATTGTCTGTTATCTGTAATTTACAAGTATTATATGATATTTCTAATAATGATTTTGATACTGTCTCAATGCAATTGTCTTGGTTACAAATTGACATATTTAATTTATTGTCTATGAACTTAGTAAGAAGCTTAAGTAAACCTATACCTTCAATTATATCAAAGTTTGATCGAAAAGTTGGTTGTATATAAGGTAATTCGATATCAGTTGTATATATCATATTATTAAAAGATTCAGTGCATTTGATATTTGGGGAATTCGATTTAATCAATGTAATAAATTCATCAGATACATATGATGGAAATCGACACTTCAGTATTATAAGGCTTATATGTATGCGTTTCAATAATTCGATTGTCTTATATGTATTAAAATCAGTAATACTATTACGAAATGAGATTAAATGATATGCATGTATAACATCGATATAGTTTCCAAAAGTTTCTTTCATGTTTAAAATGTTATTAATGTAAAATGTTTCAACGTATATTAATCAAATTTTTAAGAATCTATGAATAACTTGTTTGTTTTACTAAAATGATCTGATATTTTATTGTCTCTATCTTTTAAACGATTTATTCTCTCCCATTCTGCTCTCTTTTGTTGCTCTTCATATTGTTCAATTGCATGTCGTTGTTCATCGCTTAGATCTACCGTTTCCCGATCTTTTTCTAACTCCTCTATATTTTTATACTCTTTATAGTTGACTGTATTCGGGTTAACTAAATAATTATTTGAATATGCCTGTTTATAGTCTGTATAGTTTATATTCTGACCAGTTTTCGTATAATCTTCTATAGTGCTCTCACCTAATTCGGCATAATTACCGTTCATTGTCTCTAATGCTTCTGGTGGAGTATATCTTGTTATTTGATCTTTTAAATTATTTTTTTTTTGAGAGTTAAATTCATTTTCAAAACGTTGTTTTGAAAACTTACCTATAGTGTTTGATATATCCAGGTCGTCCCTTTCTTTTGAGCTCTCAACCATAATACTTCCATATCCTTGATTATTTAAATCTTCAATGTTGGTTTCATTAAAAACTTTGTTGAATTTATTTATATTAAAATTATCCTTTGTACTCAATTCTTCTAATCTTGTATTAATATGCTTATCTTCTACTTGATTATGTTTATCATAACTGTTTTTTAACTCAGAATGAGTTTTATCTGTTTTTTGTTTTTCAATAATTTTGGCAATATAATCAATTGCATGTTTTAATTTTGTAAAATTTTCTTGTGAACCACCCTTGTCTGGGTGATATATCATAGCAAGTCTCTTATATCGAGAACGAAGATCAGAAAGGCTTAATTTCTCCTTTGATAACAGATTAAATGGGTCTAACTTGGCTTTATCAATATTATTTTGAGTAGTTGTTTTTTTTTGCGAAGGCATATGTTGTTGTTGGTTGTGTGATGACATATGTTGTTGTTGAGATGGCATATGTTGTTGTTGGCTGTGTGATGACATATGTTGTTGTTGTATATGTTGTTGATTTTGTGAATTATTGGACGGGTTTGAATAAAATTGGTCTGACCGATCTGTATTAATTTCTATAGAATTTGGATCTCGTTGAAACTTACTTACATTTCTCTGTTCTGACATACATGGTGTCATTCTAGGTACATATTCCGGTTTATTGTCGTTAAAGTTAATATTACTGTTTACAGGCATTGGTATAACATTATTAGTTGTACGATTTTTGTTAAGTTGTTGTGTCGTATTTGAATCTGCCATTTTTTGATTTTGTTGTTTTTGATTTTGTTGTTTTTGATTTTGTTGTTTTTGATTTTGTTGTTTTTTATACATAAGGTATTTTTGATACTCTTCCTTTGTTAATTCTAAATTAACTTTACTCACAGGTGTATTATTTGAAACTGAATTGCCCATTTATATGAGTATATAATTTTATCTTTAATTATTTTATTATTTTATTAAACTTTATTTAATAAGATATTAAATAAAATTTAATATCTTATTACAATGTTAAATGAACACACGAGTGACCTCACAGTGCCCCCGCCATGGAACTGTAATATTTTATAACGGGCGGTGTCCTCATTGTTACAGAGATCGTGTTAAAATATATCAATACCATATTGATAATATAAGACATGATAACTATACAGGGGAGAGTAGAAGTATACCTAGAAATGTAACTGATACATTAAGGCATTTACATCAAAATAGAGATCTACGTTCAGTACATAATGAACAATCACCAAGGACACCAAATCCTAATATTATATATCCCCCAAATCATACAAGGAATGTAAACTTACCTCCAATTAATAGAACCTTAAATATAACTCCAACAGCACATAACCGACGAGGATATCGGGGGGCAACTACATCTCCGTCGCCACTAGTACCACGACGCCCCAGACCACAATCCGCTATGGATAGTAGAAGAGGTTATCGAATACCAGTATCTGAACCTGGTTATCCACCAGTACCTACACCACTGCTCCCCAGGTCACAATCCGCAATGGATAACCGACGTACGTCTCCAATTCCAACTACACCCCCCAGGTCACAATCCGCGATGGATAACCGGCGTGCATCTCCAATACCAACCACGCATCCCCGCAATTTCCCACCACCCACGACACGGCCTCCCAGGTCACAATCTGCTATGGATAATTATAGGGCATCGCGGTCTCAACTCCCTAGGTCACATTCGGAAATTAATAGTCACCATACATCAGGGCGTATGCCTACAAGTCCTAATACGCGGACGAATGATCACCCATTACTATCAACACAACATAATCGAACATCGACTAGTGGTCCTTCTAGTCCTACATCTAGACATGTTATACCGACACCACCTCATAATATACCTATACAACCACAGTCAGTTACAAATAACCGACCTATATCCTCCCGAAATGACTCTACATATACACGTAATTATAACTATACACCAGTTGATAGGTATCGGACACCACAAAACGCTTCGTCATCGCGATTACACCCAAATACATCTGATTCACCAAATCCAATACCCCATAATAATATTAGAGAGGCTGCGAGTTCATCAAACACCCCTGCTAGGGCACGATATAGGTATAATAGAAGTTCAAATGAATTAGATATGATTAATGAAGATGTTAATCGTGTACCCAATAGTAGACAATATTTAGTGAGAGGATCGGATGGTCGTCTTCAGCGAGTAGAATCGAATAATAGAACCGATGCATATGAAGTACCCGATACAAGACAACCACATCGACCTCGTAATATAACAAGGTCTGAATATCAAATGCCAAGATATGTTACTAGAATTAATATGGAAATACGCAACAATGCAACCAACCACACCAGAAGAACAACGTCTAGGCGAACCTCAGACGAAGATAATTATTTACGTCAACTGAATGAAACAACGCGCACATCATTCCGCGAATCACTATCTGATATTATAAAGAATCCAGTAAATAAACAAGTTTTAAAGATAAAAACAAACACGTTTAAGATAAATACGGAAACATGTGGAGATTTTTACAAGAATTGTAGTATTTGTATAACTGATTTTGATGATCAAGAAGAAGTTAGGATACTACCATGTTTTCATGTATTTCATGTATCGTGTATAGATACTTGGTTTAAAGATAATAATTGGTGTCCATTATGTAAAAAGAAATTACAATAGATATACATCTTCAATTTCATCGTCGGATATAATATCTAGATATATAATTGGTGTATCGGTTGATACAGGGGACTCTATGTTATTAGTATTATTTAGTATTTCATTTTGACTAGAACTATTAATTTTATCAATTATAATATAATGACTTTTAAGTAATACTTGTAATGTTATGTTAATAAGAAATATTCCAACAATAGTATTCATACTTGTAATAAAAGCGGAAGTAAGCCCAAGTATTAATGTAATATAGAATTCTACACAACAATATTTTATATATAAAAATTTTCTTGTTATCTTACAAAAATGGAAAAAAACAAATAATATTAATAAACAAGTATATAGCAGTGATGACCACATACAATAGGTGTTAAATATAGTAGCTTCTGTAACTGGTTGATTATAATATAATATACTTATTAATGATTGACTTGGATCAGACAAAATTAAAATATAAAAAAAGAGAACCATTATAGATGCACTGAAAATAAAAAAACTTGCTGTATTATTTGATAAGATTCTTAAGATATTACTTACATACCCACTCCCAATAACTTCGTTATTAGACGTATTATATATATAATTACATTCAAAGCATTTATTATATGCATCACGATTGGTTGATAACAGTCTCCACTGATTTAAACATTCTTTATGTACATATCGTGAATTACCACTACAATTACATGGGTATATAAGTATATTCTTATCATCTTCTTCTAAACATATTCGACACAAGCGAGTTTGTATATTACCATCTTCCATTTAATAAAGTTAACTGTATAAATTTTAAATCAAAATAAATTTGATGAGTTTATTATGATTTAAAGATATGTTAAAAAGAGAAACTCTAATGTCTGAAAGTTCATTAAAATCTACCCAACCAATGGCAACTGATTTACCTCCAAAACAAATAAAGCTTATTATCAAAGATTTATCTGAAAGTAAATCTAAGGAAGAATTAAGTCCTAAATTAGATTCGAGTTTTACAAAGCTTGTTGTTCCACTAAAAGGTAAGCCAAAACCTAAAGATGTTTCGGAGATTTATAAAAAGATGTCTCATATCCAACATGTTTTAGAAAAGCCCGATAGTTATGTTGGATCAGTTGAATTGGAAGATACTGAGCAAGATACTTACGTAGAGATAGATGGGCACCCCAAAATTCAGAAAAAACAGTTCAAATACTGCCCTGCATTCTATAAATGTTTCGATGAATTTTTGGTAAATGCCCATGACCATGCAAAAAGACAACAAAAGGTTATAAGTGATGGCGATTTAACAGCAATCAAAGTTAGTACAATAAAGATATATATAGATGAAACGAACCAGTCAATAAGTTTTTGGAATGATGGTGACGGCATTGATATCGAACTTCTTCCAGAACATGGTATATATCCACCAGAACTTATATTTGGTTCATTATTAACTTCTACAAATTATGACAAAGACGAACAGAAAGAGTGGGGTGGAAAAAATGGATATGGTGCGAAATTGGGTAATATATACTCGATTCAAACTGATATTGAAACAGTTGATAGTAAAAGAAGCAAGAAATTCAAACAAACATTCAAAAATAATATGTCTGATAGATCAACGGCGGTTATTACGTCGTGTAGTGGGAAACCCTATACAAAAATTGTTTGGTACCCAGATTTTAAAAGATTTAGCATGGTAAATTTAGATAGTTCGCATATAGATTTAATGAAAAAGAGAGTATATGATTTAGCAGCATGTTCTAGTAAGGATGTTTCCGTATATTTAAATGGCATAAAAATAACAGAAACAACTTTCGATAAGTACGTTGATTTATACTTTACTAATAAAAAAGAAAGAGCTTTTGAAGAGTGTGATGGATGGACTATTGTTGCACTCGACAATGACAATGATATGTTTGAACAGCGATCATTTGTAAATGGTGTAAATACTATAAGAGGTGGTAAACACGTAGATTATATCGCAGACCAAATTAAAGATAAACTATCTTTAATGATAAGTAAGAAAAGGAAAATTAATGTAAAAAGCGCATACGTTAAAACACAACTATCACTTTTTGTAAATTCAACTATCATAAACCCTTGTTTTGATGGACAAACTAAAGAAACATTAAAGACGAGTAAAAGTAAATTCGGGCATTATATTGAACTATCAAATAAATTTATAGAAACTCTTTACAAAACAGATATAACAGAAAAAATTATACAACAAACAAACTATAAAGAAAATAAAAATATGGAAAAAACAGATGGTAAAAAAACGAGTTATATAAAGGTTCCGAAGTTATCAGATGCAAACGATGCGGGTACTCGTAAATCAAAAGAATGTACACTTATTTTAACAGAAGGTGATTCAGCAAAATCGACTGCGATTGCCGGTTTATCTGTCGTTGGTAGATCTAAATACGGTGTATTTCCACTAAAGGGGAAAGTTTTAAATGTTAGGGATGCTTCAAATAATGATATTTCTCAAAATATAGAAATAAATAATATTAAAAAAATACTAGGACTTCAATCTAATAAAACATATACAAAAGATGAGATTGATAAAGCGTGGCCTCTTCGATATGGTAAAATTATGATAATGACTGATCAGGATTTAGATGGTTCACATATAAAAGGTCTGGTTATTAATCTATTTGATCATATGTGGCCTCTATTATTAGACCAGGGATTTCTCTGCTCAATGATTACCCCAATTATAAAGGCTCGTAAAAATCAACAGGAAAAAATGTTTTATACAATTCAAGACTATGAAGAATGGTCAAAAAAAACAAATAATGGCAAAGGATGGAAAATAAAATATTACAAAGGATTAGGAACATCGACTACGAGTGAAGCAAAAGATTATTTTAAAGAGCTAAAAGTAATTAATTATTATAGAGACGATGTTATCACTGAGACCGATGGTTCAAATAATATAGATATTATTCCAAAAAATAATATCGACCTTGCTTTTCGCAAAGATCGAGCAGATGATCGAAAAGAATGGTTATATAAATATGATAGAAATGATATAGCCGATTTTAATAAACCATTAATGTCCTGTAATGAATTCATAGATAAAGAGTTGATTCATTATTCAAATTATGATAACGACAGAAGTATACCTGATATACGCGATGGACTGAAACCATCAACACGTAAGATAGCATTTAGTTGTTTTAAACGACGATTATATAATGAAATTAAAGTAGCGCAATTGGCTGGTTATGTATCCGAAAATGCGTCCTATCATCATGGTGAAAAATCATTGGAAGGAGCTATTGTTGGAATGGCCCATGATTTTGTTGGATCGAATAATATTAATTTATTAAAACCGGTTGGACAATTTGGTACTAGATTATTAGGAGGTAAAGATGCTGCACAGTCTAGGTATATATTTACGCAATTAACAGATATGACTAAGATAATTTTTAATCCAGACGACTCTCCTTTATATACATACATAAATGATAATGGGACCATGATAGAACCTGAAGCGTATTGTGGTATTTTACCGATGATATTGGTGAATGGAGGCGAAGGAATTGGTACTGGATTTAGTACATTTGTACCATGTTATAATCCGATAGATGTTACTACATATATAAAAAAAAAGATGGAGGGTGGGCATACAACATCCCTTATACCATGGTATAAGGGATTTAATGGAAAGATTAGTAAATTTGGGGAGGGGTCATATATTACAAAGGGGGTATATACTAAAATCAGTTCAAATGAAATAAGAATAACGGAATTGCCTATAGGTACATGGACTTATAAATATACAGAATTTTTAGATAGCATTTGCGCGGATAGAGGGAAAGAAAAGGATGATCCAAAACATTTTATTAATTCTTATATCGATAACAGTTCTGAATCTAAGGTAGATATAACAATAAAATTTACACTCTCTACATTTAATAAATTACTAATAAAACCCGATGTAGAAGGTGTTTCTCACCTAGAGAAAGTATTAAAACTTACGTCCAAACTTAGCACTAGAAATATGTGGCTTTTTAATACACGTGGTAAAATGACTAAATATAAAAATGTTGAAGAAATTATAGATGAATGGTATGATTACCGATTAGATTTATATGTTAAAAGACGCGATTATAGTTTAAATAAGCTTAAACAAGAATTAGATTTAATAAAATATAAAGTACTTTTTATAAATGAATTTATTAATGGTACAATTGAGATTCGTAATAAAACAAAAGATACTATTACAGAAATGTTAAAAAACAAGGATTATCCGGAAATGTCAAATAATTTAGATGAAAAAAATAATAGTTATGACTATCTTCTTAAAATGGATTTATATAAACTGACAAAAGAAGAAATTGATAAATTAAAACACGAGAAGGATATGAAAGAATTAGAGGTCAATCATCTGGAAAATATAACTTCAATTAAAATCTGGTCAAATGAATTGGAAGAGTTTGATAAATTATATCAAAAACAATTAAAAACGTTAAATATATCATCAAAAAAAAAACTTATAGTTAAAAAGTAAAATCTTCGTTGTATATGATACGTAGTCTATGTGCTTATATATTAAATAATTATAAAACTTTTACTATGTGTATAATTATTTATTATTGATTAAAATTAAATTTTGATGTATAGAATTTTCAATGTATTTATGTAAGTTTTTTTTTAGATTTTTGGACATTTTAAAAGGAGATTTAGAATACATATTCAAATTTCTTATAAATGTTTTATGTGGAAAAGAAAATTCAATACTATCATCTATATTTGATTCGTATTCAATACGTGTTTTCTCCCCCCCCCCGCATAAACTAACACTGTCCATGCACTGACTGTTAGAATTATCACACCAACCATCATATCCCCCACCGGCTTGAATAGTATTATTTGTTTTTCTTATTTGGTCTAGAAGTTTTAAGTCTTTTGATTGTATTATTTTACCTTTACGGTGTTCTACAATGTTGTTTAAACCACTTATTGTATTATCTCTAATCAAATTAAACATTGTATTTACTTGTTTGTCTAAATTTTTAGCAGCATATATTATTCCAGTTTTTCGTATCATTCTTTTGATTGACGCATCGGTTAATTCGTTATTTTTTGTTTTTTTTGAAGAAAATAATAAATTGTATAAGTCCATATATAATATAATAATATTATTTTAAAGGATTTCCATTATATCTAATAAAACATTTTTAACCAACTATAAAATTTGGTATTATTAGATTTATAGATAATTAAGTTTTTTTCTCCTCCATAGGATTCCATAATTGACCTGTTCCTGTGCGTTTCTAGTACTGTTAATAATATATTTGCCCATATATCATCTTTATTGGGATGGTTTTGTGGAATAAAATTAATCAAATATTTCCACCAATTATCTACAAGGTCATACGCAGTCTTATCTTTTGCATGTTTATGAAAGAATTCAAGAACTTTTTTGGTTGATAACTTTGGATATATATGTCTCATATATATAAATAACCATACCCATGTTTGACAATGTGCATCTCTATCATCAACTTGTAAATCTATTGTATTTAATCCAACAAGTTCATATGTTGGGAACATTTTTTTAAATAGACAACAAATTGCGATTTCGTGTTCAGCCCCTAAACCTTCAAATATACAAGGACTATGCTTGCTTTTTCGTGTTTTAGATCTCTGGTCTTGTGTCCGAGAATAGGGTTTATTTTCATCCCCGTCTCTATAACCAACCATATCAAATGTTCCACCAGAATCAAAAATTTCTATTCTTTTTTCATCTGGGTATATCAATGCAATCGTATAGTGTCCAGGTACAGTTATTTTTACAACTGTAACCGCACCCTTCTTCAATGGTTTCGTGAATAATCCACATTTCCTAATATATATATGATACTCTGGTTTATAATCGTCGTCTTGATCTCCCCAACTACATCTTAAATTAAGATTATCATCTGAATATAATGTCCCAATTTTATCTAAGTTATTAATTTCATTGTTATCGAAGCCTTTATTATGTAGAGCCCATTTTTCATTATATGCTTCGTATGTTTTAAATCCAAGTTTATTAATTTTGGCGCGATCTTCTATAATATTTCCATCTAAATCACGAACCCCGTATGACATGTCGTTATTGCGAGCAGATATGAGTACTATATCTGCACATGCAGGCGTTTCTGTAACCCATTGATACGGTCCTTTCCCTACCCTCGCCCAAAAACAATTTTTTTCTATAACAATGTCTTTGTTTATATATGTAAATAAGTTATATGCATTTGTAACAAGCTGGCACATCATATAATTATTCCATCTGATACCATGTTCATACCCACTTTGTGCCGCCTTGGTCCCGGTTATCTCTATACTATCTAATTGGTCAACAGTACCTTTTGCTGCTCCACGAGAAATTGTAGCAAGATTGTTTGTTATCATTTCTCTCATTGGTGCAAATCGCAATCCAATTTGACCCCGCGTTGGTGGTGAAAGTTGTTTTGCGAGTTCTGTTTCTATATCTTTACGAGACGCTTCTTTATTAAAATTAAATGGATTAAACAAATATTTATTACTTAACATTACAATATTATAATAAATTATTTATAATATTATTTATATTTAAAAATAATATTATTAGTAATTAATTAGATGTCAATAAATGATGATTTATTAGTTACAAATAATTATTTTGACCCATCGGAAGACAAAAATAAGTTAGACCAAGACTCTTTTAGTAAATACGTAAATTCAAAGAATAAATATCAATCGACATATACAGAGGAGGGGGATATATTTGAAAACCAAGATGTAAATAGTAGAACTGGAGATGATGGTTTTGGTAAAGTTAATAAAAAATGTAAGAGAACAATTATAACAATTGATAGTCGGGACAGAATAAAAAAGAATTCATTACAAACAAAGTTGCTCGGGTCCTTGCCACCAAATCCTTTCAAATCTAAATATATGAGTAGAGATATAACAATATATTCACCTCCAACTAAAGATAAAAATAATCGCGGGGGTATACAATTTCAACCAAGTGATATAGGAAAAACAGAAATAATATTTAAATCGCTTGAAAAAGACGATGATTTGTATTTTAATATAGGTATAAATAGAGAATATATCGAGTTTAATAGAAATAGCATTACACCAATATTTATAATTAAAGATGTTGTATTTACATCTTCTACACCAGACCCTGTTACAAATTTATATTCAAGTGATTATTTTATAATTTCGTTAAACCCAAATATTAATTTGAATCCTATAAAAGGAGCATATTTTGGAGGAGACTCTATATCTTTACATAAGATAAGTAATTTTATCCCAGGTTATGCGACGCCATCTCATTATAGGATAAGTCTTGGAAGAGAGTTTAATAATGTATATATAGTAAAATTAATAAGTATTGAAATCCCAAATACCTCTTATACCATAAATTCGAATAAAGAAAAATCTAATTTCGGAAGCTTTAATGTCGAAACAAAAGTAAATAATAGAGTAAAATGGATTAACGAAAATGATAGAACTGAAACATTGAATACGGCTTTTTATTCCGATAAATTATTTCTTAACAGTATAAATATATCTGAATTTGTAAAATCTCAAAATATACGTGCACAGATACCTACAACTCTACAGCAGAAAATTAATAATGACGTTGTTAAAAATATAATTCAAAAAGACCTTGGTGGTAATCAAACAGTGCTATCTGAATATAGTAAAATAACTAGTAATACAATAAATGGCCATGGTAACAATTCAAATAAAGATTTCTTTTCACCATTACTATTTCATTTTAATGACCCGGGGTCGTATGGAAGAGACGACAATGGAGACTTAAAAGCAGAAGTATTAAGCGGTAATGGTGCAAAATACTGGCTCCCTCATTCATATCATTCTTTGACAACAACATTGTTATACGATATAGATAGTTCTATAAAAGTTCAACAAAATAACAGCCTATCAAACCGTAATTTAAAAAATTTGTTAAAAACAAATCCTTGGTACTATTACTATTATACTTCTTTAATTAGTACAAATAAACAGGTAGAAATTGATTTTAATAAACCAGAAACATATAAAAATATTGGACTTGGTATCGACGGGGCTATTGGGATACCAAAGTTTATGGGATATTTTATATTCCAAAATGATTTAATAGATAATCTTAATAATGACGCATTATTAACAAAAGAATTTGTTATAAATAGTAGCCCTTTGGAAAAGAGTACACATATATTTCCCGCCGTTGATGGGCGTTCTGAGAAGTTTTTAAGTCCCACGGTTGTTAATACAAATTTAAATGTGGTGAAACAAACAAGATATCCTGTATATGAGTCTTTAATAGATGACGGTCGTTATAACCAGTCTCAATTTATACGTAAGTTGAAATCCACTTTGAGTAATGTAAATATAAAAGAACTTGATGGTAGTTCTGGATTTTTTAAAGAAAAACAGTTTAACTTCAATAAATCAAATAAACCAAATTTTAGTGTAAATATAAATAAAAGTTTAAATTTAATTGATATAAGGCAATATGAAGAAATTGGTAAATATAAACAAACGAGCGCATATAACCCGGCTATATTGTATTATAATGAGGGCATACCACTTATAAATGTAAAAGTATATGGGGGTAAACTACATACAGGTGATAAAATATTAATTGAGAATGCTTCCAGTAGTGATAATATATTATCTGATGACATTAATGGTGAACATATTATAACCGTTATGCCTTCGTTTAAGGTAAGTTTGCGTCTAATATACCCATTACCAGATAAGACATATTTAGACCAAGATAGGTTTTTTGATAAAACGCTTGGTAAAAATATAAATTATGCAGACAAATCAATAAAATTTAAGGTGAAAAGAGATCTGAGAAAATTTAATATACAATCAAACTCAATAAAAACAGATCCGAAAGAAGAAGATATGTGGTATGGTGGTGGATGGCCTTCAAATTTAACAAACACGGCCTCTTTCGATAAAAAGCCCATAATGTGGGAAGGGTATAATATGAATAATATGGGACATATGTATAATAAACTGGGTAGTAGCAAGCATTCTTTGAAAGAATTATATCCTTTAGAATATTATACAAATGATTTACCAGAAACAATCTTAAATAGTACATATTTAAATCAATATAAAAATAATATTTCGGAGTTCAATGCCATTCATAATACAAACAAAACAACTCCTGCTATAAAACCTAGATTCTATGGCGATTTTACATCTGCAATACCCTATCACTTTGGTATATATTCCAATCATAATTTATATTCAAATGACTTAAAAACAGTTAGTCACTTTGAAGAACTAAACCCTGTTTCTAATTTACATTTGTCTGACAATACTCTAATAATGACTACCGAAGAAGTAAATAAAATTTCAACAGGTACACAATATGCTTTTTATGAGGCTATTAGACATATACCCCAAACATTGGTAACAAATTTCAATTATTATGGAAGTAAAATGATAAATTCTGTAGATAATAAAAGTGTTTATCCAGAAAGATATACACAATTTTATAAAGAATCTATAATCGCAGAAGGAGTTGATATTAGTTTACTAGAAAATGAAACGTTTGTCTTATCGAGTCAACTAAATTCAATTGATAATAAAACTATTATTGGACGAATTACAACAATACTTAATAATAAAAAGCCAAATTCAAATGGAAACTACGAATTGTATTTTGATTTATTAACAGATCAAAAAATTGGAAACTTTAAAATAGGAGATACTCTTGTCGGGCTTGAATCAAACTGTATTGTAATGATAGTACCAGAATCATGGGACTATAATGGATTACCAGACATTACAATACTTAAACATGGTTTTGGGGTTTATTTACTTGAACGCTATTATGATATAAGCCCTTTTAAGGAGATGTTACAAAAAGCCCGAGGTATTATTGAAACTGGGGACGATATACCATGGTCTTCTTTACCCAAATGCAGTAAAGAAGACTCCAACTCCTTTTCTAAAAACTTTAAGTCTTGGGAATTAAACCCAATAAAAAACTCTGACACAAGCACATATTTTAGTATTAATACCGTTCCCAATAAATCTAGGATTGAAGGTATATTTTCAGATAATGTCATTGTTTCAAGACCAGTTAAATATAAATTTTTATTTGATGAGACAACTAGTCCAATTGATAGGCTAAATATGCCTACTCAACAGGAATTCGCGTTTAATCAGACTAATTACTCCGAATTTAACAGTATAAATATTCGTAAATCATATTTATTAGGAATATATAAAAATATACCATCCAACTTTTTAATTTTAGAGATTAATGAAAATTTTAACTTTGAGAAAAATGATAAAATATATATTAAAGATCACACTATTACTAATAAAAATATAGATACTAATAAAAAACATAGCCTTTCTATAACTAAAGTTGAACCTTTTAGGAATTACTTACAATATTTAAAAGAACAATTAAAAAATATAAATATAATAGAAAGTAACGATACTAATGTACCTTTTAGTAATATAAATATTATTTATGATTATAAAAATGAAAATTTTAAGTATGTACTTGGTAATGAATTTACAGAATCTGGATATTATATTGATCAAAATTTAATAGAAGGTATTAATACTGAAAATCCTAATATAAGTAATTTAACAAAAGTTCATAGAGGTCCTTACGAGTATTTTAATAAAGATAACCATCATATATTGGGTTTTAGAGAAAGAATTATTAATTGGTTTTTTGAGAACCCATATATATGGAATGGGAACAATATAGAAAGAGTATTAGAATTTAAAAATAAATTCGTACCATCTATTAGTAAAAAGAATGTAATTATTAAATTGGTCGTATCTCCACTTGATTCTGCTGGATGGACATTTCAAAAAAATGGAAGACCAACGTTCTTTAGTAGTGGAACCCAACATGTTAACGAATATGCATCATCAAACGCAAGTCATAATTATAAAGTTTACCCACGTGAACCAGTATATAAACACATTGATACAGATAAAAAAGAGACAACATATAAAAGACACGTTGATAATGTAATACCATTCTTTGATGGTATGGGTGTATATATAAATAACCCACTAATAAGAAGAAAAACAATCCCCACAAAAGAAAAAACAACAGAACTACACCCTCAATGTTATACCGATCCTGACACCAAAGAAATATTAGATATAACTCTAGATGTTAATAAACGCCCGGTTGCGGGGTTAATAGGATATGTTTTAGATAATTCGATACCATCCATACAATCATATATAGACGATTATAATGTACCAAATTATTGTTGTGATGTATCAACAAATGGTCATTCACATGTTGATAAAGACGAAGCCTGTACGTATCCACTATTTAAAGACCATGTAAAAGGACCCGACGATGCATCTGGAGGTGTACTTGATACATATAAATCTGTTTTCTCTCTCAGTCCTTTTTTTGAATCTAAAAATTATAATCCAAATATATCTCAAAAACAAGATTCTTATATAATAAGGGTTTTAAAAGAAAGTGTCCCTATTAAACCAGATATAGAATTATACAATGAAGATGATTGGATGCCTATTACGACCCCAGTCAAATATGCATATACACGACAGAGGTGGTGGATTGAAAAGAAAATAAAAGAAAATTGTAAACAAGAAACCATAAACTGGAGTTATTTTAAACCCGGATTTATAAATAAAAGTAAGGTATATATAAAACAAAGTCTCGTTTATAACAAGTCTCAGCAGAAGGTCGACGAGGTTTACGATAATAATGATACCATTCTAAAAAACACAGACCCGAAAACCATCAATAATGACGAATGGGACCGCAGTGGTATAGCAGAAGGTATTGTATATACATATCCAAAAAGCCACTATCGCCATGGTGATATCAAATCAATTTACATAGAAAAAGGGGGCGGGAAATATTCCCCATATATGTATAAATCAATAGATAACATTACTGATCCGGATTTCTCAAAGAATTTTAAGTTCGTATTCTCCCCCCAACCGACAATGAGAAAAAAATGTGGTACAAAATATCCATTAGAAGATACATTATGGGATTTACGTTCAATGTGGTATACAGGTACAACCGATGATACTACAATATTAAATACCGACAATATTGGAGTATTAGGTGGATCCGATGGCGATTTTAAAGCGCTAGTAAATCTAATTGATTTTGCACCAACATATTCTATTTATCTTCTTGTAAATGAAGATTCAATACTATTTAAAAAAGACGACTGGGTCTCGGAGCAGGATGATTTAAATAAGAATAATATTCGCATGTTAACAAGAGGAACTAATATTTTCTATAATATGAATTCATATAGAGAAAATACGACTGTTATACAAAATTCTACAACTAAACAACAAGACCAATTAGACACAGATCTTCAGGTAGCTGGGGTCGACTCACATACATACGGTAACTATTATTGGGGTAATCGACGAGCTGTTGCGACAATTTTTCAAGGAGTATTACAAGATAACGATCCAAGCACTGAGAAAATATTTATTAAGGATCCATTTCATCCAACAAATTGTATACTTGAAAACCCATGGCACCTAGTATCTGGACATTTAGATCTTTTTTATAGTAGTTTTTTACAAAATAAGTGTATTATAAATTATTCTAATCCAGTAGATATACATGAAAAAGATTTTATTAACAACCATCAACTAATAGTAGAGAATAAAGATATATTTATTAACCCTGACTCAAATATAAACGACTTTAACTATAATAAAGACGAAAACTATGAGAATAACAATATTACAATGGAATCAAGAACCAGTTACTTTAACTCTGATATAGTTTCACTGTATACATTCCAATCAACACAAGTAGTATATATATATGATCACATAAAGGAAATAGCACAATATAATGAAACTAATGCAAAAAACCCGTCTCAAAATACAAAACTTAAAATAAACCAGTCACATTCAAAATTCAAAAATGATTATGATGTTATATACGCAGGAATATCAAATGGGTCTTATAAAGTATTATCAAATTTATGGAACGGTTTAAGTGATAACAGACTGTTTTGTAATAAATATTTTCCAGGAAATAATGTATTAATTGATTTGGATTTTAATGATCAGATTGAGAAAGGATACGCTAATAGTGGTCTAATGCGTGTACAAACAGTTGATATACCTATATGTGGTACAGGTTCTGACTCTTATAACAAAACAATTCAACAAGATATTGAATTAGAGTATTGTGCTCGAATTATTAATACTAATAATGGTGAATATGATAACTATAATAAACGAGGTTCTCAAGCACTATTGCTTACTCAGTCTCTGCGTAAATTAAATAATGGTACAAAAATTTCTCTTGATAAATTATTTGAAAAAAATGATGTATTATTTATAGGTACCAATATCAAAGGAATTCAAGATAATGCTGAAAATTTTATAGGAGATAATAACAATATTGCAGATAATACAGAAATCGTTGTTATAAAAGAAAAACCGACTTTAAAGGATGGCAAGTATTTAGAAGTAAATATAACATCAAAATTACTTAATTCCCATACAGACGGAGAGTTAGTTGTATGTAGATACCAATATGGAGAATTATTAGCAGATGGAGTTTTTAAAAAACCGAGTGAATCTATACCAAATGGAGATTTAACAGAGGCTTCTAAGTTCAATTGGAACGATGACCCAGACGACGGTTATATTATATATGTAAAACAAAACAACAGCGATAAATTATGTACAGATAATTATATACAGCAGGGAGATACTATATGTATTGACTGGGCAAATGAAAGTTGGTTAGATTATCGTGAAAGTATTGTTGATAGTAAATTATCTCCATATGATTATAACGCAGATAGTGGAATGAAATTGTATACCCAACAGCTTAATAGAGTTAAGAGAGTATGTACTAAAGATTATAAAATTGGAGAAGATCAAGGAACCGGATTAGAATTATTGTTGGAGAAAAAACCACATGTACACTATAAGAAGGGTACTCCATTCTTTATTTTTAAACATGTTACTAGAAAAGATGAAAATGATACGGGCAAATTAAGTACTAGTGATATATGTTATAATAATATTGCTACTCAACCAGTATTAAGTAATAATGAATGGTACACTCGCATTTTTTATCAAGGTCATGATACAATTACCCCTACATATAAGGGTAATAATGGTACATATAATTATTTAAATGATGATATAGATAATACTTGGAAGCAAGGCTGTAAAGCATTTAATAAATATTCTTGTAAAAAAGTATATATAAGTGGAATGAAGGGTATTTCAATACCATTTATGCCAATTCCATGTGAAAGTAATAATTTTAATTCGGAATTATACCAAGATGCATCAAGTTTATCAAATAATGTTATATTTAATATTGAAACAATAAAACCTTTATCTGATAAAGAATATACAATAACACCTATAATAAAAGAGACTTACTCTAATTTAATTGAAAATGGTGACAATATACATATAAATGGGGAGTTTATACATAATTTTGAATATTTAAATAATTATAATATCGACAATAATGTGGCTGGGTTATCAACAGGTATGAAAAATATTGTTAATAATTATAAAAATAATGATCTAAGCCAGTACTGGGTTGATAGGCCAGTAGATAAATCCGTTGATTATAATTACATTACAGTTAAAGGATTATATATCGGATATGGTGGGTATATAACTGAAAAAGATAACATGGTTGATAATATAGTTAATAACGTTGATGGCTATACTGTATTAGATACATTTAGAGAAAATGCCGATTATAAAATTGTCATTGATTTAGAAGAGAGAGATTTAAATATAAGAACAGATATAAAACTACAAAATAAACTTAATTCAAAAAACACAAACTCTCTTACCACAATACCACCAGGAGCATTAAAGGATAGTTTAATGAACAATGTGACAAACGATGTGTATAAGGATACCATAACAGTAGGTCAAGGGGGGATTGTTTCGATGAAAAGGTTAGCTGCTCCATTAAATTTATTGGGAAGTGACTATATATACATGTGTATACCAGAATTTAAAGGGCAAATACAAACAACGTCTGAAAAACTCATTAACAATGCTTTTGCTAAAGTTTTATTACCAGGCGAATCCAATAAAGTATTGTATAATACTTTTTCAGCAGGAGTAAAAAAATTCGATCAAAATATATTAGACAGTATTGAGAGTATTGAGGTATGTTTTTTAACAAATAATACAAGTCTATTTGATTTTAATGGGTTAAACCATTCTTTTACATTAGAGATTTTTGAACTCATAGATGATATATAAAAATAACATATATAAAGTATATAAATATTTATTATTAATATAATAAAATGGATAATTTACGAAATATGACTTCACAAGCAAAGTCTAATTTATCGAAAGCCTTCTCTCAAAAACCTAAAATAAGCTATATTGACTGCGATGCAGAAGAACAATCTATTACCCCCATTATTAATAATTCAAATGAAGATTCTATTAGCGTACTATTCAACGATAATTTGTTTGACGATGATTTAGTTGTAAATGGTGTTTTAAAATGTAAGGTATTAATAGCAGATCAATTAGAATTAACAAACCTCAATTTTAGAGGTAGTACATTAACCGCATCAAATATAAGTACTCAGTCATTAGATGTTAATGGCGCTACTGTGACTGGTTCATCCACATCCCAAGGTACAACAACTTCAGGCTCAGGGACCTTTACAAGTATTATTATGCCACAAACAGTACCTACCAATTTAATAGGTGTTATAAATACATCTAATTCCGACGAATCAGGAGAAGGTAACGGTTTATTTGGTACAAATATTCAAGGAGCAATATGTACAGATTATATTAGAAATCTTTTCCCATCCGAAAAACAAGGACAGTCTCGTTTTTTTTATGGTGATTTTGGAGGAGAAACAAAGTTTAATTCTACTGGTAAACTATCAATTACGAGTACAGATACAACAAATGGTGTAAATATCGGCGATGATTACACCGGAGTTCCTATATTTATTGGCGGGGGGGGACCAATGTCAAATAATATTGATACTGTAAATTATAAATGGATTAATATTCCTAACCCGAATCCAAGCACTACAACTAAATCCATTATCATAGGTAATAGTGCTAATGATAAATCAGACGGTACTGGTAAAGGTACGTTAGTCGCAATTACAACAAACAAAGGCCCTATTGTTTTAACAGACTTAGAAAGTACTATTATATTAGATGGTACAGGTAATATAACACTTACATCAGTAGACGCATTAACATTAACCGATGGTTCTGCTACTTTTACATTAGGGGGTACAGGTGATACATCCTTGTCTATGGTGGATAATTCTGCTAACGCATT